CCCTATGATGATGTTAAAGTTATTATAGTTGGACAAGATCCATACCCGCAGCTTGGAGTTGCAGATGGTATTGCATTTAGTTGTAGTAGAAAAGGTAAAGCAGAAAAATCCCTGCAATACATACTAAAACAAACTATAGGTGATTATACTGACACAGGTAGAGTTATATATACACCAGAAGAATGTGACTTAAGACGTTGGTCTAACCAGGGTGTGCTGTTACTTAATACAGCGTTTACTGTAGAGATCAATAAGATAGGCTCACATTATCACATATGGAAACCATTTACTCAATACCTATTTGATAATATAAATAGACATAAAAAAAAGACTATTGTTATTCTAATGGGAAAGAAAGCAGAAGAATGGCAAACTTTGTTACCAGACTGTATAATCCTTAAATGTCCTCACCCAGCATCAGCTGCATATAGAGGTGGAGAATGGGATTGTAAAGATGTATTTAACCAAGCAAATGAAGAGCTAAAAAAGCAAGGAAAAGATTGCATAGACTGGTAAATTTACTTATATTTATAACCTATAAAACCAAAATATAAATGTCTCAAAATCAACAAGTTAAACAGAGAAAAGAGATAGAAGCATTTAAAAAAGCTTTTAGAAAAAGACATGGTGTAACACTCTATGTTTTTACTCCCTCAGAAGAAAGATACAGGATACCTTTAGATGAGTATCATAAAGTTACTTTAGCAGTTATACATGAGAACAACCCAGAGTTCAAATACATAGAAAAGATTTCAGGTACAAGACTTAGAAAGAGAGACTATGTAAAGTGGGTACAGACTATGTGTTATATAGCATGGCAAGATGGTCATACTAAAACAAGCATAGCTAGATCCATAGGAAAGAATCACGCAACAGTGATTAACTCATGTAGAATGATGGAAAATGCTTTCTTTGCAAAGGACAGAGAGATTATAGAAACATTTGATAAATTAATGTCAAAACTAATAGAATATGTGGGAACTGTTCCAGCAAATCTTGAAGAGAAAGATGACTCCAAACCAATGTCTGATCCTATTTGGGATCAAGCAAGGAATTTCATTGCCCAAGATTAAAGCTGAAGATAAAGAAGATTTAGTAAAATTAGGCATGCTTGTAAAAGCAGATGGCCTTTATACAATGACACCAGAAGCAAAAGCTTTTTGTGTTAGGCTTGATAATTATTTTATAAAAGCCAAAAAGAAAACAGATATACAACTTATGGGTAAGAACTTCAATGATAAGATTCATACCTATAGGGAAATATTTCCTGCTAAAAAATTACCAAGCGGTAAGCCTGCAAGAAATAATATCAAAGCATTAGGTGAAAACTTTAGATGGTTCTTTGAAACATATGACTATAGCTGGGATGAGATAATCAAAGCAACTAAAATGTATGTTAATGAGTACAGAGATAAAGAATACCTGTATATGCAAACCAGTCAGTACTTTATATCTAAACAAGATAAGCATAGAGTTAAACATTCAACTCTGGCAGACTATTGTGATATGATTATTGATGGAATAGAAACTGAAGAAGAACACTTTAAAGAAAACGTAGTATGAAAAAAACATCAGAAGCATGGGTTGGGCAATATGCAGCTTTCAATGAAGCTCTTAAATATATGTTTAAGAGATCAACTGGAGAGGAGAAATCTATATATACACCTTGGCCTAAGTTTAATGACGCTGCTACTGATGGTATAGAGTGGAATACATTAACTGTAATTGGTGGTAGACCTGGTTCAGGTAAAACACTTATTAAGGACCAAATCATAAGAGAATCATTTGCTTTAAATCCAAATGATAAGTTCAGGGTATTAGAGTTTCAGTTTGAGATGGTAGGTAGAACCTCAGCTATTAGAGAGTTTAGTTCTATAACCGGTAAAACCTATAAAGAATTATGTAGTGCCGGATCTACTTTAAGTACAGATACATTAAACACATGTCATCAGTATGCTAAAGAAAGAGTTAAACATCCAGTAGATATAATTAGTACACCTATGACTGTAAACCAAATGCGTGAACAGATAGATGCTTATATGAATATACATAAAGGAGTAAATACAATGATAACACTTGACCACACTATGTTAGTTAAGAGAGCACCTTATCAGAATAGCACATTAGATATGTTATTTGAGTTGGGTGAGTTCTTTACACAGTGTAAGAGAGATTATCCATGTTTGTTTATTGCTTTATCACAACTTAATAGAAATATAGATAACCCGGATAGGGCTATAGATGGTAAGTATGGTAACTATATACTTGAGTCAGACATATTTGGCTCAGATGCAATGCTACAGCATGCAGATATGTTAGTAGGTATCAACAGACCAGCTAAGCAAAAGATTAGATTCTATGGACCTGATAGATATATAATAGAAAATGATAGGACATTGGTTCTTCATTTCTTAAAAGCTAGAAATGGTGATGCAAGAATGTCATTCTTTAGAGCAAAGTTTGAGCAAATGCAGATAGAAGAAATGCCTACCCCAGGTCAACAAGAAAGGAGATGATAAATACAAAAAATATAAATAGAGAAATTATGGGATTAACACCAGCAGAACGTAAAAAAAAAGTTGCAAAACTTAGAGAGGAGCATGAAGATTACTTTCAAACAGAAGGTATCATTAATGCATTATATATTCCTAAGATGGCTTATAGACCATCTGGTAAGGATGACCTACATGTCAGTTTCTTTCCAAGTGAAATGGAGAAAGAAAAAGATATATACACAGAGTTTGTTAGTATAGATTATGACTCAGAAGATCCAAAGAGAACTTTGTATTTACATAAATACAACCCTCATTGGAAAGATGAGTATGAGCTAATAACTAGTAACTCAGGGTTTCAAAGACACTTGATACCAGCTAGTGAACTTAAAGTAATTAATGATGTCACTAGCAGAGGAGGTGGATTAAACATTATAGATAATGAGCAAAAAGTAATAGACTTTGCTAATCCAAGTTTACCTAATCCTGATGACAAGATTGAGAACCCGGTAGCAGAAGCGTTACATGAATTAAATGAAACACTCAAATCAATTAGAAATATTATGAATAAATTAAGTAGTTAAACATGGCACAGAGCGTATTAGTAATTGCTGATTCAGGTACAGGAAAGTCTACCTCAATTAGAACATTAGACCCCAAAGAGACTTTCATTATTAACATTGCAAATAAACCTTTACCTTTTAAGGGCTATAAGAGTAAGTATACTCAGATTAGTAAAGAAAACCCTAAAGGTAATCTAACATCAGCAGCATCAGCTCCTGGTATTATTAAGGCAATGAAGCATGTTAATGATAAAATGACAGAAATCAAAACAATTGTTGTAGATGACTGGCAGTATATGAGTTCTTTTGAATACTTTGATAGAGCTAATGAGAAAGGTTATGATAAGTTTACTCAAATTGCAGCTAACTTAGCAATGGTTGCTAAGCTTCCTAAAGATTTGAGAGATGATCTAACTATAATCTTTTTGACTCACTCAGAAGATTCAACTGATATAAATGGAAATAGAAAAGTTAAAGCAAAGACTATTGGTAAAATGATTGACAATACTCTAACTTTAGAAGGTCTATTCTCTATTGTGCTCTTTGGAAGAGTAAATAAAAATGATGATGGTGAACTTGAATATGGTTTTGAAACTCAAAACAATGGAGAGAACACATGTAAATCACCAATGGGTATGTTTGAGGAATCATTTATTCCAAATGACTTACAATTAGTAAAGAATTGTATTGAAGAATACAATAAGTAAAATTAATAATTAATAAAAAAAGTAAATTATGTTAAGTACTAAAGACATGTCTGCCGGATCAGGTGGAATTAAACCAGTAATTGGAACAGGTAATCACAAAGTTAAAATCAACTCTATTACCTTTGATCAAACACCATATGATGCAGATGCATATAATATTACACTACATATAGAAGGTGAACCAGTAACAGGAGAGTTCAACGGCTTCTTAAAAGATATGAACAACCCTAATGGACCACGTTATGAAGGTCAAGTAGGCAGAGTTAGATTCTCTCCGTATCCATTTAAGGATGCAACTTTAGCTAATGGTAATGAGATTAGTAGAGATACAGAAGTATTGAAAGCTATGGTATTTTTATCAGAGGTTGTAAATAAAAGAGATGAACTTGATGCTATTGAAGCAAATACTATTGAAGACTTTATGGTTAAGGCTGCAAAAGTATGTTCAGGTACTGGTTATATTAATGCATGCTTAGGTGCACGTGAGTGGGAAAACAAAGAAGGTTATGTAAATAATGATTTGTTCTTACCTAAGAGAAGTAGAAACGGTGTACCGTTAGAAGCTTTAGAAACAGAAAATTCTAACTTACTTACCTTTGACAAGAATGACACTAATCACTTTAGACCTATGGTTAAAAAGGAAGTTGCTACAACAACTAGCTTTGAGCCAGCAGGATCAACAGGTGATGACTTTGATTTGTAGTTAGTAATTTAAAAAGAGTGGGCTCAGTGTAATGCTGGGCCCATATCTTTTTATTATTTTTGTTATATGTTTAATACTAAAAACTTTGTACTAGAAGGATCTGATATACCAAGTACATGGGTTTTTCAATACTATTTAGATCTACCAGAAAGACTTACAGGTCAAGACTTAAAGATTGTTTCTATCTTTAATAGTACTGAGAGAACACCAAGCTTTTGCATATATGTTGATAAGACAGTTATGCAATATAAGTTTAAGGATTTCTCAACTGGTAAGAGCGGCAATAAGGTTGATTTAGTTAAAGAATTATTTAGCTTAGATTTTCCTACTGCAATGCAGAGAATGGTAAGGGATTACAACAAGTACGTGAGTTCATCAGAATATATTGAACAGAAGTTTGAGCCTCAGTCTAAATGGGAAGTTGATTTCATTAAAGAAAGACAATGGACCGTGGAAGACAGAGATTATTGGTTATCCTTTAGGATTGGTAAAACAATGCTAGAGTCATATAATGTAAAACCTATAGATTATTATAACCTAATCAAAGAAGAGTCAAATGAAGTTAAAAAATTGAGAATTGGTAGTAAGCATATGTATGGATACTTTGATAAGAATAATGAAGTATATAAAATATACCAACCTCATAGCAAGAAGCATAAGTTTCATAAAGTTAAGCCTTATTTACAGGGCTTTGATCAATTGAAGTTTGACCAACCTTATTTAATTATATGCTCATCTCTTAAAGATGCAATGTGTTTAAAAGGTATGGGTTATAACATAGAAGTATTAGCACCAGACAGTGAGAATACTATGATTAAACCCCATGTTATAGAACACTTAAAGAGAAAGTATAAAAAAGTAATAACACTTTTTGATAATGATGAAGCAGGTAAGACTGCAGTAAATAAATATAATAACCTTTATAAACTGGATGGAATAATTTGCCCTATAGCTAAAGATGTATCTGATGCTATGAAGCAAGTTGGATTTAAAGAGTTTCATAAAGCAATACAACCATTATTAAAACAAACCTTAAATAAATAGTTATGGTTAAAAGAAGATGGTTTATACCCGGTAATGTTCCTAGTAGTAAGAATGGAAGAAGGTGGACTGGTAAATATTTTATTGCTAGCAAGGCTGTAATGAATTACAGAAAAGCTACTAAAGATAGATACACAGAACTAACAGAAGATTTTAAAGATGCAATAAAAGATCTAGAGCTTCCTGTTAGAATAAGTTTTGAATTTGTTAGAGGCACCAGACATAAGTTTGATTATATCAATCCTGCACAAACTGTACAAGATGATATGGTCAAATATGGATGGATAGAAGATGACAATGCAGAATTTATAATACCTGCTTTCAAAGAATATAGTTATGATAAAAAGAACCCCGGTGTATGGATTGAACTAATATTAGATGAAGATAATATCAATTGAAGAATTTTTTAGAATAAAAGAAATGTTTAGTGGATCTGAAGAAGATAAAGATTTGGCACTAGAGCTATATAATACCCAATATCAAGATAAACATATCTTAAATGAACTGATGCTAAAGGCGTTATTGTTTAAAGATAGAAAGTATTTTGCTGAAGCTGTCCAAATGAATCTTGTTAGTAAGACTGGCAAAACCCTATATACATTCCTATCATTAGAACAAGCTAATGATATATATAAACAAATCTTAGATAAATTAATGGATGATTAATGTACAAGAACAGGTTGCAAGAACAACCAAAAGTTTAATTTTTACTGAGCCCTTTTACGGGCTCTTTTTAATTGGTATCAATAAGAAGTATAGCATGCAACTGCCTACTGCAGGTGTAAGTAAACACAACATTGGTATACAATTGACTATAAATCCTGAGTTCTTTAATGAACTTAGTGAGCCTCATAGATTTGGATTAATAAAGCATGAGTTATTACATATTGCTTTTGGACATCTTATTGTGAGAGATCTCTATGCAGATAAAAAGTTATTTAATATAGCTGCAGACTTAGAGATAAACCAGTACATACTGGAAAGCAATTTGCCTGAAGGTGGATTGTTATTGAGTAGTTTTCCTGAATTAAATCTTCCTAAAAAAGCAGGTACAAAAGAATATTATGATCTTTTGCAACAGGCTAAACAGGATGGCACATCTCCTTCATTAGATAGTCTTATGAATCAGATGGATGGTAACTCACCTTTTTGTCATGGTACATGGGAAGAGTTTGATGATTTACCTGAAGCAGATAAAAAACTAATGCAAAAACAAATAGAGCATCAGTTAAAAGAATCTGCTGAGCAAACAGTTAAGAAGCAGGGTAATATACCAGGAGAGTTAGCAGATCTTATACGTAGACTAATGCATATTGAACCACCAAAGTTTGATTGGAAAGGTTATCTAAGAAGATTTGTTGGTAACTCTAGTGTAGTATATACTAAGAAGCTAAGACGTAAGTACAATAAAAGGTACTCAGCTAATCCAGGACTCAAGATTAAATTTAAGAATCATATTCTTGTTGGTGTTGACACAAGTGGATCTGTAAATAATGAAGAGCTAACAGAATTCTTTAGTGAGCTTACACATATGCATAAGACAGGTCATAAGATTACAGTAGCACAATGTGATACCCGCTTGAACAGCGTGAAAGAGTTTAATCCTAAAGTGGATTGGGAAATACATGGTCGTGGTGGAACAAGCTTCCAACCAGTAGTAGATCATTTCAATGAAAAGAAAGGGCAATATACTGCCTTAATATATTTAACAGATGGTGAAGCATATTCTCCAGAGAACTGTCCTAATAATACCTTATGGGTACTTAGTAGTATCTCTGATATGAATGATGAATTACCAGGACAAGTAATCAAATTAAATTAATAAAAGAAAATGGCACAAGTAAATTTAAATGTAACGGAACTAAAAGGATTTGTAAATCACATAATCACTAACAATAGGTATCTGCAAGAAGAAGGTAAAAATTCTGTATCAGTAGAAGTTGTAGGTGAATCAGGTATTGGTAAGACTTCTACAATTGTAGAGCTTGCACAAGATAATAATCTGAAATTTGTTAAACTAAATCTAGCTCAGATAGAAGAGTTAGGTGACTTAGTTGGTTTCCCTGTACGTCAGTTTCAAATGTATAAGGAAAAGAAAGTAAACGTACCTAATAAAGATGTGAGTATGGTTACAGCAACTCAAAGAGCAGCTGGTGCAAGTCTTGCTAATCTTAACACAAGCATTACTAAAAAAGTTGGTATGTGGGTGGATGAATTAGCAGTACAAGAGTACTTAAAGAATGGTTACAAAATGACTGGTAAGAACAGAATGTCTTACTGTGCACCAGAATGGATTGCTGATGCAAAGTCAGGTGGTATACTATTATTAGATGACTGGAACCGTGCAGATACAAGATTCATTCAAGCAGTTATGGAATTGATTGATAGACAATCTTACATCTCATGGACATTACCAAAAGACTGGCACATAATTTTGACAGCAAACCCAGACAACGGAGATTATATGGTTAACAGTGTTGATTCAGCACAGAAGACTAGATATGTAACCGCTAACTTGAAGTTTGATGTTAATGTATGGGCACAATGGGCTGAGGGTGCAGGAATTGACACTAGATGTATTAACTTCCTGTTGCTCCATCCAGAGTTAGTAACTCAAGAAACAAATGCAAGATCTATAACAACGTTCTTCAATGCTATATCTAGCTTTGATAACTTTGAAGACAACCTATCTATGATCCAAATGATTGGAGAGGGTAGTGTTGGTGATGCATTTGCTTCTATGTTTACAACCTTTATTAATAACAAGCTTGATAAGCTGGTAACACCTAAAGACTTATTGACTCATGATAATGAGGCGTATATTCTTGGTGAGCTTAGATCTTGTATTGGTAAAGATGATAATTACCGTGCAGATATTGCTGCAACGTTAGCAACTAGACTTGGTAACTTCTCTGTAGTATATTCTAAAGAGAATACTATTGGACAAAAGCAAACAGATAGATTGATTGCACTATGTACAAAAGATTATTTTACTAATGATCTGAAGTATTTAATTGTAAGAACAATCTTTAACGGTAATAAAAAGAAGTTTAATAAGATGATGATGAATCCAGACATCATTAAAATGACAATGAAATAAAATGGCAACAAAATCAGTATATCAAGACTTTGATAATGATGCACTGAAATACTTTGGACTAGAAACTGACCCTTTATACGGGTTGGTTTCTAGCTCTATGGGTATTGATAAAGTATTAATCAGTCAAGATGAAACCACATATAACAAGATACACAGTATATTAACTGTCCCTACAGAAGACGGACAAACTTTTAGAACCAAAAAGAAAGCTTTCATATTACCAAAGTGTAATGTATCACAAGATAGAATGAAAGCAGCTCTTAAGGAGCATGGTATAACTGTTACTAATGACTATGAATTAGCAGATTTAATTATTGGTCATGATGATATAAGCACATATAAATTAAATAATGCTGAGAAGATCCCATCTACCATAATGATGAATAAATTATGGAACTATGAGACAACTCTTGGAGATAGTGATTCTATAGGTGTGCTTAAAGCTATAGGTGATTCAGGCGTAGAGTGTATAGTAACACCTCAGATCACAGAACGTGTAAGATATTATGATGTAGATATGAATGACAACCTATTAGATGTATGGATGCTAACAGGTATGGCAGTAAATCTTGCTCATATTATTGATACAACAGATGTAAGTGTTATTGATACTGAGACAGTATTACATGCATCAGCAACAAAGTTACTTTTAGATGAACAGCTTCTGTCTGATCTTAAAACTCAATTGAATTCTTACAATGATGATAAAGCTTTAGCTATAAAGATTGTTCCTAATATAGATTATACTAAGAACTATCATTTATTATGGCAGCTAGCACAAGACTGTAGTAATCTTGAGTATGCTGACAATAGAGATAAGGATCTACAGTACTGGCTTAAAGAATCTAACTTTACTACATTTTATAGGAAGTCTGCACAAGACATGATACAATGGTTAGAAGAACGTGATTTATTATGTAAGACAACCTTTAGATATTTAGAGCCTATAGTTAGATCAGAAATCAGTATACAGAACAGAGATCTTTATACCTTTAGAGTAGCTGTTAAAAAAGAGTATCAACAATATTTAAAATAAAATTATGATTAAGTATTTCAAATTAAATATAAAAATAGAAGACCAAACTACTGTAACTAATGCAGAAAGTATTGTTGGTGGTAATAAACCCACTAACAAACTACTTTCTAATGCATTTCAACTACAAGAATATGGTTTATATATAGGCCGTACTTCAGGTTGGGAAATAGACAGTAAACTTATACGTTCTGTTTTACCTCCTATGCCAGAAGAAATAAATATACAAGATAAAAAGTTGTATAGATGGCCAAATCTAGATTTACCAAGACAAAAGGTAGATTTATTAAAGGATAAATTTAACTGTAAAGTTACCAGAATAGCAGATAGAGCTGATGTTGAAATTATTTCTATAAATGGTATGAGAAAATTAATGGAGACCCAATGGTATGCTTCATTAACATACTCACAGTTTTATAAATTCCTTGCCTATCTTAAAAAGGCTGACATGTTAACAGCAGATAGCTTAGGCCGTTGTAGAGATATGTTAGACGGTATACCTCAAGAGTCTAGAATACAGATTGAGAGAGCTTATTATCATTATGATAACTCTGATCCTAAAGCTGACACAGTTAGATTAATTCAAAAATTTCTTGATGATAACGCTGATAGGGATACTGATGGAGGTAGACAAGTTGTAATTACAGGACAAGATAAGATTGATACATATCATAAAATAATTAATACTTCATCAGACTTAGTATTTGATGTTGATGTTGCTAATATCATTGATGAAGACTTAGCTGTTATTGATAATAGTGAGTTAGATAATATGATTGCTATGATTAGTAGTAGTGATAGAGATAATAGATCATTAGCTCTAGAACTATTATCAAATTGTAATGTAAATAAATCTTATGATGTTGTTAGTATCATTTATTACTGGTACTATGACTGGCTGAAGGATACCAATAATTGGAATACAGTTAATGTTAAAGCTCTAAGAAGCAAGATGTCTATATTTCAAAATGGTGGTTCAGATAACTCCATCTATGCTTATAATAATTATATAAAAAACTTGATTTCTGTTGATAAATTAACTAAGTTTGCTATAGATTACACAAGAGAAAGACTCTATAAAAACATTCTCTCTTCTAGCGTAGGTACAGATAATGATCAAGCTTATTTTAATGTGAATATAGAGGACCTCTACTTAAGAGAAGACCTAACTAATAACATTAACAATGAGTAAAAAAGATGATAGACAAATGTTGATAGACACTATACTGTTTTATAAAACAAAAACACAGACACGTGATATGAAAAAACAGATACAGAAGCTACAACAAAAATTAGATAAACTGAATGATAAAAAACAATAAAGATAAAGAGGAGGAATTCTATGCAGACAAAGATTTCTGCTTTAGTTACTCCTCTTTAAATAAACTTTTATTTTCACCATCCTTGTTTTACAAGGACTATATACTGAAGGATCGTGAGATCAGAACAGACAAGCATTTAATTGAAGGGAAAGCTCTACATTGTTTAATGTTTGAGCCAGAACAATTTACTACCAAGTTTAATATTGTACCGGGTAAGTTACCTAGTGATAATATAAGAAAGGTATTAAAAGACATGTCTCTTCATACAGATGCTGAAACCTTAGACAGCTGTGAGGATTTTGTAATTTTAGATTCACTTAAGAATTTAAACCTATACCAATCTCTTAAAGCTGATGACTCAAGACTATCTAAGGTAAGAACAGAAGAAGCTGAAACTTATTGGAAGTTCTTACAAAATCCTAGTGTTGATGTAATAGATCAGGATACAAATCAAAGAGTAACAGAAAGTATTAATTACTTAAAGAATAATGAAGAGGTTATGTCATTATTTTCTGATGAGACTACTGACTTTGATCTTGATCCTATTGAGATACACTGTGAGAAATATCTTAAATCAGAACTTAAAGATGTAGATTTTGGTTTACATGGTTATGTAGATTATTTAAAGATAGATAATGATAAGAAAGTAGCTACTATCTGTGATTTAAAAACTACAGGTAAAACAGTTGCTGACTTTAGAGAAACTGTTGACTTCTATAATTATTGGTTACAAGCAGCTATTTATATGAAGCTTGTATATGATTTCTTAGGAGATAAAGCTGATGAATATACCCTAGAGTTTAAGTTTATTGTAATAGATAAATACAACCAGGTATATGTGTTTAATGTAAGTAATGAAAGTATAAATGCATGGACAAATGGTCTAGAAGGTGTAATAAACACTGCAAAATTTCATTATAATAGTAGAAACTACTCACTTCCTATGGACTTTTTGGTAAATAAAGTTACCTTATAGTATGGGTTTGGTGTATACTGACTATTTTCAAAAGAGTAAGGTTTTCCTATATCCTTTATTAGGGATAGGAAGGAAGGCTAAGTACGTCCCAATGCAAACTTATGTTTGCTGGGAGGGCGTATATGCTCCAGAAGATTGTAAGTTAATTCTAGAATATAAAACTAAGAACACAAAAAGTTTCAGAGAGTTTGCAGGAAAGCATTTAGATAGACATCCTATGTACTATGATTTTGTAGAACTTTCAGATACTAAAGTTGCATACATATTTGATTTATCTAATGGGTATAAACCTGATCATAAAAGATTCATGAAAGGGAAATATTCTCAGTTAAGTTTAAATGCCAAAATACTCATAACAGATTTCTTTGGTGATACAGACAAAGCTGGAGAATATATCCATGCTTTTCTTACACCTGATGGAAGCTTTGAAGAGTATGCTGAATTCTTTCAAGTAAGTAAAGAAGTACTAGAAGGAATTGGTGAGTTGTGCTCAACTCCTGATATAAAAAAGGAAACTTTAGTTGATAATAATGCATTATTATATCAATTATTAAAAAAAGATTCCATACATTTGACAAAATAAAATAAAAATTATGGCAAACCAAATAGGACAAAACATGATGTTAGTAAATTCTAGTTTTAGAAATGCTAAATCATTTACTTTAATTCCTGTGAGCAATGACTCACCATATGTAGAAGCTATGTTTGATCCAACATCAGGCATCTTAGCTGTCATCAGTAAAGTGATGAAACAATCTTATCACATGGTCCCTAAGTTAGATGATGAAGGGCAACCAATGAGATTAAAGAAACCTAATATGCAGACTGGTAAAACTGTTAAAGAAGAAAGAAGATTAGTTGACACTTTCTCTGAGTTTTATCTTAGTGATAGGTCTGACATAGAAACATTTATTCATATGTTTGCAATTAATGCAGATAACTTTAATGTTGAGGAATTCTTTGTTGATCTTAAGAAGACTGAACCTTCTAAAATTATATTACCTGGTCAGTAAGTCTAATCTAAAAGGGTGTGTAAGAGACATCCATTTAATATTAAATGTTTACTTGCTGATTTAAAAAGAAAAGCCTATTGATTTAGGCTTTTTTTGGCTCTAATAAAAAATATATGACAATAAAAGAAATGAGAGAAAAGCATATTAATATTGCTTTAAAAAGATTCAAGACAATAGAGGAGGCTGCTAAGGCCCTAGGTATCACAAGTAGAACTTTATATACATATTTAAAAAACAATAAGAAATGAGGCATTGGGTAATGGATTATGAGACCTTATCTAATTGTTTTGTAGGCGTGTTTGAACATTACAAAAGTCAAGAAGACAAAGTTTTTGTTATACATGATTTACAAAATGATTTAGAGAAGCTTGTACAGTTCCTAGAAGATAACATACAAAACAAAGAGTGGCATATATCCTATAATGGATTAGCTTTTGATTCACAAGTCACTCACTATATATTAGATAATCACTTTATGTGGTCAGACCTAGGAGGCTGTGAAGTTGCAGAAATCATTTACCAGTATGCACAGAAAACTATTGAAGCATCAAACAATAAACAGTTTGCAGAGTATGCACCGTGGAAGATGCAGATAATGCAGATTGATTTATTTAAGTTGCATCATTGGGATAATCCTGCTAAACGTTCTAGTCTCAAGTGGATTCAATATAGTATGGATTGGCAGAACATTCTTGATATGCCTATTCATCATGACACTAACATCAAAACTCAAGAAGAAATAGATACTATTATAGAATATTGTATCAATGATGTTAAGTCTACTAAAGAGATAATGAACAGATCTAAGTCACAGATTGGCCTAAGAAAAACTCTTACTAAAACATATGGGATAAATTTGTTTAGTGCATCTGAACCAAGAATAAGCAAAGAACTATTTGGTTATTACTTGATGCAGAAATTAAACATTCCTAAAAGAGATCTTAGAAGTATGAGAACTTATAGAGATATAATTAAGATAAAGGATATTATATTACCTTATGTATCTTTCACATCTCCAGAGTTTAAGATGCTGCATGAAAGATTTAAATCACTTGAAGTTAATGCTGCTAATCTTAAGGGTAGTTTTAAGTACAACCTTAGTTATAAGGGTGTAAAGACACACTTTGGTTTAGGTGGTGTACACGGTGCTGCTAGCAAAGGAGTTTATGAAAGCACAGATGATATGGTTATAATGTCATCAGATGTTACTAGTTTTTATCCTAATCTTGCTATAAAGAACCAGTGGTCTCCAGGTCACTTTCCAAAAGAAGAATTCTGCAATCAATATGAATGGTTCTTTGATGAAAGAAAGAAGATACCAAAGAGTAATCCTATGAACTATGTTTATAAGATTATACTTAACAGTACCTTTGGCCTAAGCAATGATGAAAAGAGTTTCTTTTATGATCCTGAGTTATGTATGCGTATTACAATTAATGGTCAGCTAACGTTGATGATGTTGTATGAACAGATAATGGAAAGAATCCCCGGTGCTGTAGCACTATTACAGAATACAGATGGTGTAGAAACTATAATCCCTAGGGAGTATATGGATACTTATATGCAAATCTGTAAAGAGTGGGAAGAAAAGACTAATCTTAATTTAGAACATGATACATATCAAAAGCTTGTGCTAGCGGATGTCAATAATTATATTGGTGTTAATGAATTTATTAATGTAGACATCACAAAGTTTAGAGAAGTTAAGAAGAGTCAGCCTCATTACCTATTCAAGGTAGAGAATGATAAGTTTAGCTTTGCTCCTGTTAAATTAAAAGGACGTTTTGACTTTCATGATCTGCAGCTACATAAGAATAAATCCAAGTTAGTGATACCTAAAGCAATATATCAATACTTTGTTAATGATATACTACCTGAAGACTATCTAGATCAGAACAAGAACATTCTTGATTACTGTATAGGTGGTAAATCTAAAGGTAATTGGAAGCAGGTTGCTAGAAGTATAGAGAGTGGTGAGCTAAGTGAAGTTGAGCTACAGAAAATTAATAGATATTATATCTCTAAAGAAGGAGTAAAGATCATTAAGGTAAATAAAAATGATAACAGAGAGATACAATTAGAATCTGGCCGCTGGTTGCAGACTGTATATAATAAAATGGAAGTTGAACCTAAATGGGAAAACTATAACATAAATAAAATATATTATATGAATGCAATTGAGTCAGAGATTAATTCTATACTTGCAGTATCATCTAACCAGTTAAAATTATTCTGATGCTTGTTGTAATATGGCCTAGTTAATATGATTAAAAAACAAAAGACAAAGACTTTAATTACCAAACCCAATAACAATAGTGCTAATTGCATAGCTCCCAATATAATCTACGGATGCTTTGGTGGCTGTGTAAACACCTATTGTTATATGGCTAGGTATAATGGTAAAAGGGTTTTTGTTAATCAAAACGTTGATGAAATTTTTCAGTCTGTTGTTGAATGGGAAAAATCCTTTAATAAGGAACCAGATCAGCAGGACCCTATATATACTATGGTAGATGTTGCATGTAACTCAGATTTAGTTCTTATGCAAAAACATATGCCAGAACCTTTGATAGATTATCTTAAGAGATATGATGATCATCCACAGTTAAACAGTACTATGGCTACAAAGTATCCGGGCTTATTGAAGTTAGATGTAAATCACTTTAATAAACCACCACGGGTGCGTGTAAGTCTTATGCCTCAGAAGTATTCTAATATATTAGAACCCAAGATGCAGGCTATAGAGAGCCGTATACTAGATGTTAATAGGCTTAAGAAGTTAGGATGGGAAGTTCATCTCAACTATAGTCCTTTAGTATTCTATCCGGGTTGGAAAGAAGAGTATAATGATTTATTCTCTGAAGTAAATGCATATGCAGGCATAAATAAGTGTGAGGTAATAGCATTAACCAATCATAGGAATCAAATGGCTAAAGCTTCTCCAAAAGCACAAGAGCTAATGAGACGGTCCTATGAATTAAAGAACAAATCTGGTGTGATGAGGTATCCACTCATACATAAGACACGTTTATTAAGAGAATTCAAGGAGATATACTCTATATATTTTCCGTTAAATACAATTAGATATATATTTTAATTTGCTGAGTCAAATTAATTTACTATCTTTACACTTTAAAAGTTTACAAATATGGGATATACAAAACCAAAAGAGACCACAAGGTCCTATTTAGAAAATGTACCCTTACCTAATCACGGTAAGAGTTATACAGTAGTATCACACAAGTCTGTGATAGACAATACATTACAGCTATTAGCTAGTAGTGGATTTACAATTCAAAAAGAAATATATAGAGCAAACATGAATGCCAATGTAGCACAAGGCATATATCATATCTACCCAAGTCAAACTAATGATGAACAAATCAAGAATGAGACAGAGTTAGGGATGATGTTTGCCTGGACAAACTCATATGACAAAAGCACAAGATTTCAATGTGCTATTGGTGCATATGTTATGGTATGTTACAACGGCATGGTAGCCGGGGACATGATGAATTTTAAAAGAAAGCATACAGGATCAGCTGACTATGATGTTAAAGTACATATGGCGGATCAAATTAAGAATGGTGAAAAGTATTATAAGCGTATCTTAGATGATAAAGAGATGCTTAGACAGACTGACTTATCATTATGCAGTCAAGCTGAGTTAATTGGAAGATTGTTTGTAGAAGAAGATATGCTTGACTCACAGCAAATGACATGTGTTAAGGCAGAACTTAATAAGCCTTCATATGATTACAGTGTAGATTCAGATAAGTCTGCGTGGGCCTTTTATAATCATGTTACGCATGCATTAAAGAAAGCACATCCTAGAGATTGGCTGCAGGACCAACAGAACTTCCATGATTTTATGATGGTGGAATGTGTCAATGCTAATTCATTAGATCCAAATTCTTTTGAATTAAACACTGATAACACTGAGTTAGGTATCTCTATGTCTGATACAGATTTTGCAATTGAGATTGATGAAGATGTAACACATGCTAGATTAGTACAAGATGTTTACATGGGCAGATGACAAACATAATTTTATATTTTGTAGTAGCCGTTTTATGTTTCTATCTTTGTAGTAAAGCAGATATAGGTAAATAACTGGGAGAATAAACCAACCGGTGTCAGAGTTTTTGCATTCTCTGGCACTGGCTCCCTTCCTTTAATATGAAGAAGTTTATAACATTTACAATTGTATGGATTAGTCAACAGCTAGCAATTCCTTTTTGGATAGTTGGGCATATCCATTTATCAATACATAACTACCAGGACCTGTATGAAATATTAAGTAGTATAGGCCTGCATGTTATTGTAGGGATAGGATTTGTTATAGATTACAAACTGAATAAAAAAAATTATGAATTCCCTCCCTCTAAAAAAGAGTAACACATGAACAAAGAAGAAAGAAAAGCAAGACCCGTCTTTACTGGCGTTATAAAATACTTTCCAAAAGCACTAATGGAAATTGCTAGAGTATCTCTAGCCGGAAATAAACAACACCACCCAGATAAACCGTTGCACTGGGATCGTGAAAAGTCAACAGATGACTTTGATGCATTAGCTAGACATCTAATAGATGCTGGAACTATGGATGATGATGGAATTCGTCATACTGCAAAAGTTGCTTGGCGTGCCCTTGCGTGTCTAGAAAAAGAACTAGAAGCAGCTGATGTATATATTGAACAATACAATAGAAATCGTGATATAAAAGATCATATAACTTCTATAGATATTATAAGTGGAACTGAATCAGCCTATATAAGAGATGAAAAAGTATAATATCTGGTATATACCTTGGGATAAACTAATGGGACCTGATCCTTCTTCACATATAAAATGGATGATTGTTATGGCTGATAACACATCACAAGCAAAAAGATATGGAAGACAAGATGGTTTAGTAACAGAAATATCCTTATTAGGAATTCATCAAAGTGAAGAGCTTAACTAATAGGATCATACCAATTGTACTTAGCTGTTAGTTCTTTACCTTGTTCTATTTTATGTAGAGTAAAAAGTTTTCTGGTTATATCTGTCTCATCCCCTTTTATTTCACAATTAGGTCTATCACTGTGGTTGATGAATCCACCCAGTGGTGTCCTAATGTGATCATCTTCAAAGTCTGGATCGTAAACATGGGTAATACCAATTTCAATACCTGCAGGAATATCTTCTTTAGCAAAGATACCCGCACCATGTATGTCAGAAGGACCTATAGATAGATACTCTGGCAGAGGTCTATAAGTTTTTTTTGTCATTTATTACTTCCAGAATATACTTCCAAATGCTTCATTGGCTGCTGTAGCTCCAGCGTTACCATCATTACCTCCAGTAGTTACATTAAAGCCAATTCCTGACTTAAAAGAAATACCTACAGGTAAAGATATGGTTATTGTACCACCGTTAGCTGCTGCTGGAATAACAAATGACATTATAGATATATCTGCATCAACCGGAGCACTGGCTTTATCAAACAATCTAACCCAAAGAGGTGAACCACTCTGGTTATAAAATGTAAAACCATATACACTACCTCCACCTTTTTTAATAAAAGTGTTATTAGTTGTTGCTGCTGAAATGAATTTATGAACGCTTAATCCTCCAAAACCATATTGGTTTGGCATACTCATATCTTTAGGATACTCTGCATTAATGCTAGATGATTCAAATGTATTATAATTTACTCCCATTTTTTTATTTTTAATTTATTAAATAATTGTTACTGTATCATTAAAGATGTCTACTTGTACTGCTGTACCATCACCGGCTCTAAAAGCTGTATTAGTTCCCGTACCACCTGTATTCCAAGGTGCTCCGTTAAATATTTCAACTTGATTAGTACCTGCTGCATTTTCTTTAAACATTCTGAATGAAGATGCATCACCGTGTGTTTGTGCTACCCAAGTATTAGCTGCACTAAGTGTTACATTATCACCTACTGAATAGTTTTTACCTCCAGCATTAATTGAGTTTATACTTACAACATTTGCATTTCCAGTACTACTCATAGTAACTCTTACTTGTGCACCACTTCCAGCACCTCCAGCAATATTCCAGTTAGCACTTGTACTCCCTTGATAAGAGTTATAACTATTACCACCACTTATTAAGTTTATACCTGTAATTGCACCAGTACCATCAACAGAAGTTACAGTTGCTATAGCATCAGTAGTTGATGTAGCTTGTACCCAAGCATCTCCTACTAACTTAAATGTTACTAATCCATCAGCAGTGTTAGCTGCAATGTTATTTAATAACGTTTGATTTAATCTAATAACACCTGTAGTTGAATAGTTAGAACTTACACCACCTTGTGTTGAACTTGGATTATATGCATGTGCATAATTCCATATAGTATTAGCCATACTTCTAGTAAAACCTCTGAAAGACATATCTATATCGTCTCCATGAAGAATGCCAGGAGCACCATTTGATCCTATAGAACTGTTATTGCTTACTCTAGTCCAAGAATCTCCATTTGGAAAATTAATATAAGCTTGAGTTGGAATAACAGTATCAAGTGAATAACGGTTATTAAAGTAATGTATTCCGTTTGTTGGTGAATTACTTGTAGATGCTCTTTGAACTAAATAAGTTTCAACGGCACCTGCTGAATTTGTTATTGATGCAAATATTTTAAAAGCACCTTGATTACAACCGTGACCTGAATTAACTCCTGTTGCAAGTGGTATAGCACTAGTAGCTAAAGGTGCAAAGTTTTTATCTTCTGGTGCTATAGTATATATTAAATCACCTGTAAAGTTTGTACTAGGACTGAATGCAGCATTTAATGTAGCTGCACTAAATATGATTGTTTGTCCTACTTCACAATTATTATCATTTGGTATATTATCTGCAAAAGCATATACTAGGGCTACACCACCTTTATTTACAAAATAAAGTTGGAATGTAGCACCTCCTGCTATACCTCCATATGTACCACCACTTGGTGATATATTTAAAACAGAAGTATTACTTGCTACACCTGTTGAAGCAGCATTAGTTGGTTCAGTAGTCATATTACTTAACATTCTTCCTACTGGTACAAAAGCACCTGTACCTCCACCTACTGTTCCACTACCTAACCATGAAGTTGCGTTTGGTAAAGCAGGACTCTGCCAAGTACCACCCGTTGCACCATTTGTACCTATATTATCATTAGTTGCATATGGTATACGTGAATTGGAAGCAGTTGTAGTTGCAATACTATCTACTTGTAGTTCAAATTTATTTAATATATCAAGTGCTGCTGTTACATTAAATATATATTCTGTTTTACATGTTACATCAGTATCTTTTAATGTGAGTCTAAATGCTAAGATACCTGCTGGTACACTAGAAGAAGCAAATGTAAATCTCCATGGAGCAGGAGCTCCACCAATTTGATCTTTAACAAGTGTAAAGTTAGCCGGTAGTCCAGCATTCCATGTTGCTTGTCCATCTGTAGAATACTCTGCTGTAAGTGTTACATCTGTATAGTTATTATCTGGATCACAGTAATGACCTTCATATAAGTATGTTCCACCAACAACACCACTATATACAGGTGCTACAGAAACAGGACCACATGGATCAGCATAAGTTCTAAAGCTTGGTACATCACATACAGAAGTTACATTATAAGTAACGGTTGCAATATTACTATCACAGAAAGTATCATTAGTTTTCCAAGTAAATGTACCTGTACCAAAGAAGTTAGCAGCTGGTGTAAATGAATACTGACCGGTTGCAGGATCTAAAGTTACTGTTCCATCACCAGCCGGTGGTGGTGTAACTATGCTCCATGTAAGAGTACCTGTACCATCATCTGTAGATGGTAACTGAAGACCAGAAATTGCCGTGTCTTCTTGTGTAGTAAAGTTTGTGTCAGTTGCAACAGGACATATGTTTAATGATTTAATTTCACAACATGCATCCCACCATATAATTTGATTGCCTCCACTATCTATACGTAAAATATAGTGAAATTTTACAGCTGTTCCTTGTTGCCAAAAGCCACCGGAAGCTGTAGATGGAATATATGGATTACCATTTACTTGATCTCCTGACCATGTAGTTCTTACACGGGTTGCTGTTCCACCATTTACACCTGTAAATTTTAAAAAGTCTTCTGGTACATCTGGTCTTTCACATACAAATACAAAATAACCTTCATCACCAGTAACTATATTATTAGGTCTTATAGCTCTAAAGGCAGGAGGTGCACTATTAACTTCCATGTAGCCATTATATTTAACTACATCCCAGTTAGCAACTCCACCAGCTACAGGGACATCATCCCATCCTAATTCAGGAACAATGCTTAAAGCACTTCTCCATTTAACTACATTAGCTGCAGCAGGATCTCTTACAAGTACTTGAGTAAGAGTATCATCATTAGCCACAGTATCTAAAAATAATTCTTTTGTTTGTACTAACTGACCATCATTAGTAATCTTAGTAGCGGGAGTGCCATCATTTCCATCTTGAATAAGTAATGAACAACCTAATGTATTTGAGTCAGGAGTCCATAAAGGAATTCTATATACAGCACAAGTCTCACCTACAATTGCTGCAGGGTTATCTTGCCATGCAAAAGTAGTACCATCAGAAATAAGAATCTGATCTACAGTACCAATAGGTAATTCTACTTTATAGTTAGTAGGGTCCCCTTGCCATAGTGAGCCATATGTTAATGCTTCAACCACATCATCATCTTGCCACTTTACTCTACCATCTGCTAAACCAACAAGTACTTTGTTTAGTCCACCTATATTACCAAGTGAATCATAAACAGGACCTTCTAGTTTAAGATTAGAGTTTATAGTTGTTGTCTGAGCTGGAGTACCTGCTGGAACATCTGTACCATGAACAACATCTACATTTGCTGTAAATGTAACACCATCCATAGTTAAGTTAGCATCATCTTCTAGTATACCACCCGGTCCTACTATTACTACACGGTTATCAGTTAAGGCTGTACTTGTGATAGTACCATCAACATAAAGATTACCTGCAATTGAGATTGTATCTCCTATAATGTTTTGAGTCATTATAGAATCCATTAAAGTATCCCATGAACATGTTCCTTCTGGGTCAGTATAAACAGGAATCTTACCTTTCTTACCTGATCCAGGTTGAGTTCTTGTTAGATTTTCTGTAGCTTGACAAACTAAGTCTCCCCATTTTACTACAAAAGGTTCCATTGTAGGGTTATAAGATGCACCAGTATTTAATTTACTAGTATTATAAAGCTTACCAAACTCAAAATGATCTCTCATTTTGTCTAGCTTAATCTTCTTTTTGTTTCTTCTTAATAGGCCTAAGACCTCTTGTATATAAACACTCATTTTATATTTTTTTAGATTGTATTAATATTTGCATCATAGATCACTATATTAACTGGTGCATTAACATCAGCTCCTGTACCACCTGAAGTTAATAGTTTAGTTCCTACAATAACACTAGTTGTTGTTTTTCCTCTAGTATAACAATGATACTCTCTAGTTACATCCTCAGAAGTTACCACTACCATATAGTTAGTACTACTCATAGCATTAGGCCAAGTTAATGTTGTTGATCCAGTTCCAGTTGCTGATGCAACTAATGTTCCCATCTTTGATCTACCTGGGTTATTCAAAGTAGATGATCCAGTAGTTAATGAACAGAAAGCTGCAGGCATAGCAACGGTTGCACGTTGAATATACCTTTCAAACATTTTTTCAAAAGTAACCTCATAAACTTGATTACCTTCATTATTATTAAAGATTAATGTATCATCATCTATATTTGGTGTAGAACCTGGTGCAGTAGCAGCACACTTAACAACGTTTGTATTTCCATTATATTCTACTTCAACTTTATTATTGTTTGATAACTCAGTTGAATCAATACCACATCCTGCAGTATAACTTGCTCCTGAACCACCCGGCTGACTCCAGTTTCCTGTTGCATCTAAGAAGAACTTTTGGTTACCTGGATCAGAACCAAATGATGGTACATGTCCTACATTAGTTCCTCCAGCAAATACATTTGATGTAAAGTTTAAAGTTCCACCAGATATACTTGCACTTACCGGTGTCCCTGCACTTGTTCCTAAAAGCAAACTAACACCTGTTGCTGGTTGAGATCCTGCTGTTATAGCTGTTACGTGACCTTCTGCACTCAATGATACTGAGGCAGGATATGCATAAGCACCAGAAGACACACCGGATGCATCATGTGTTATTGTTATTATATCTGTGTTGCTAGCTGTTGTACTTATTGGTGCAGTACCTTTAATTTTAAGGGTATCATTATTTCCTATTACTTGAGTAGGTCCACTATCTCCATCAACATTAAAGGTTGTACCAAATGCTGAACCACTAGCTGCTGCAGTTATTCTACCTTTTGCATCAACGGTAATATTTGCATTGGTGTAAGCACCTGCTGTTACTGCTGTGTCAACTAAATCAATAGTTACCTTATCAGTAGCACCGGTTACAGTTGATATATTATTGGTAGTTCCTAATACATTAATAGCATTACCATTTGCAAGAGTTTGATTTGCTCCACTATCACCAGATAAAGTTAAACTAAACCCTGCAGAACAAATTTGTGTTGGAGTTGCTTTATATACATCTTTTGATCCAGTACCTTCTGACCATGGTACAAAATCATCTTTAGTTGGTGTTTTTGTACTTTGAAGTAGAACATAGTTGTCAGCTCCATTGTAGTCTAATTCAAACTGATCTGGATTTGTAGTAGTATTAAGTACTATACCAGGACCAGCACCATAACTTGTTCCTCCAGCGTACTGAGGTATATTAAGAACACCTCCAACTAAAGTAGCTGCACCTGATGTACCTGTAGTTGTTAGACTAACAAATGTTGGTGCACTTCCGGCTGTAACACCTGTAACATGACCTTGTGCATTTGTAATTATTTGTGAAGGATAAGCGTATGTTCCAGCTGTTCCTATATCATCATGATTTATTGTAAGAGTATCTGGAGATGAACTTGCTGTTGCAAGAGCTGTACCACCAACAAAAGTAACTGTGTTACTACTAGCTACTGTTTCTAATCCTCCTGTATCTCCTTGGAATGTCCAACCTGAATATTGTCCAGGTAGACTTCTTATTTGTGTTTTATAAACATTATTATCATCCGCATCTACAAATGCTATAAAATCAGTATCTGCTGGAGCTACTGTAGTTCTTAAAGATATATAGTTATTTGCTCCTAAATAATCTATTCCTATTTTTCTGTTAGGCTCATCTACTGAAATACCTGGATCAGCCAAATAGCTTTGTATTGGTATATTAACTGTAATATTATCTGCTGTTGGCTCAGTAACAATAACTCCTCCACCAATAAAGTCAAAGGACTGTACTTGTGTAGTCAACGGTGGGGATGCAGCTTGAGAAGAAACTGATATAGCGTTTCCACCTCCACCAGATCCATTTGATGCTGCAGTTACAAAACCATATGCATCTACTGTAATGTCAGCATTTGTATAGCTACCTGCAGTTACACCACTTACTGGTACGTCTACTGACATAACACCACTATTAGTAATAGGTGAATTTCCTACAGTTAAATAATTACTAGATACTCCTACTGAAGTAACAGAGCCTATAGTTAAATCATTATCAAAGTAAGATAATTTTAAGTTTGATGCTAATATTTTTGATTGTACTCCTGTTGCTACCTCATCTAAAAATAAATGGAAAGGGTTTTCCATTACACTTATTAATGGTAGCTCAGTAAGATCTAAAACTACATCAATTGCACCACTGCTTGTGATAGGACCACCAGTTGTTACAATACCTTCACCACCTGTTACATCAATACTAGTTACTCCAACACTACCGTCAGCTGCAACAGTTATTTGACCTTGTGCATTTACTTCAATAGTTGCATTAGTATATGTACCTGCTGTTACACCTGTTTGATTAATATCCATAGTAAGTGTTCTTGGAGAAGACATATTACCTGTCAATCCAGTACCACCTAATATTGTTAATACTTGACCATTGCTAACTGTTTGTGCTGAACCTCCGTCTGAGCCTACATCAAATGATTGCATAGTTCCTGCTGATCCGTTTGAAGCTGAAGTCACTCTACCATATTGATCTACACTAATATCTGCATTAGTATAAGAGCCAGCAACCACACCACTATCAGTACTATTTATATTAATTGTATTTCCTGCTGCTGATGTAGTAGTAATAGTTCCTGTTGTACTATTAAAGTTAAGTGTAAAGTTATCAGTAACTATTATACTTCCTCCAGAAGCTGGAGCTGCAGTCCATTGGTATGGGCTTGGTAAATCTTGTATTAAAACTTTCTTAATAGTCTGGTCATCTCCATCACTAAACCAAATGTAGTCTGTTGTTACCGGGGTTGCTGATGCTGCTGTAAGTATAGCATTGTTTGCACCAACATAATCTATGTTTACTGTAGGATCAACTGTTGCTGTTCCTGTTACAGTAATTCCATCTCCTGCTTTAACTTCCGTTACAGTACCTGATCCGGCACCTGAAGCAGCAATTGAAATTGAACTTCCTGAGTCAGTTAAAGTAATATTATTACCAGCTACTAACTTAACTATATCTGTTGTCCCGTCAGTACCAACAAGCTTTATGTCTGCATCTGATCCATTTTGAACTGATGATAAATCATATTTTGTATCAGCTATAGCAGACGGAAGAGTTACCGTCTTAACATTAACAGCTGTTGGGTGTCCAGTAGCATCTTGCGTTACACTATCTATAACTGTGAATGTACCTCCTGCTGAAGGTGAAGCTGTTGAGGTTGTATCAGTTCTACTTGTAGTATCGTGATTAAGTGTTACTGTACTTGCAATATTTACTGTGCCCATTTTAGCACCACCTGCTATATCTACTGTGTTACCATCTGATACTGCAGATGATACACCATTGTCACCAGTTATGTTCCATGAAGACATTGACCCAGTACCATTTGTAGTCCACTCTAAAGTATTACCAGCACCTACTGTAAGAACCTGACCAACAGATCCTGTACCATTAGATGTATCTATAACACCTGGGCTTCCTGCCATGCTTAACCAAGCAACTTTAAATTTCTTATTGTTAAGTAATTCATATTGATTACTACCATCCCAAACTAACTCACTATCTTTTAATGAACAAGTGCCACTATCCCACATAGGTAATACATTTGCAGTATTGCTTCCTGTACATGATACAAATGTTCCTGGTGATACACTAAACTCAATATCAGATCCATTGCTTACAATAGTTACTCCCGTACTTCCAACAAGGCTTACTGTATCTACAGTACCATCTGAACCAGTAAGATTAAGATTGGTTTTACCACCTAGATCAGCATTAGCAAAATCATAAGTTGTATTAGTCCCTGCAGAAATAGCATCTGCAAATTGTTTAGCTGATATAAGAGTTTGTTCTACCTTTGGTAGGTATGCCATCACATTGAGTGTGCTTTCAGCTTTAGTAGATAACACAAAATAATCATCCTTACTTGGTACGTAAGGCATAGGTTGTGTAAATTTTTTCTTTTGGAATAATCCTAATACATCTTGTAGTAATGAGCCCATTGTTTTTTATTTATAAGTACAGTGCAGATAGCTTAATGCTAGTCTGTGCTGAACATGTTATTGTTATATTTCCATCGGTATCATTAAAAGCATCAACTTCAAAAGGTCCTAAAAACCCATCTTCTCCTGCTGATAAACTTAAGACTGCATTTTCCTTCTTTAATGTACCTAATAAAGGATCTACAACTGTAGTAACTACAGGAACTACTGTAGCTGTTATTGCTGATCCACTTGCATTTTCTACATGAAAAAATTGCTCGCCTGTATTAGCTAGCTTGTCTCCACCAGCGTCAGGAGTTACTGTGGTTGGTTTTAAACCTGCCTGTGTTATTTGTTGTGCTGTTAATGTTGCCATGTTTTATTATTTAACTGTTTCTATATCCATTTTTAAAAGCTGCAGACTGAACTGGCTCAGGTGCTCTAGTAGAATCCATATCACACTTGATACCTGCTTTAGCTAGTCTTTGTCTCTTAGCAACCTTTTTTGCATTTCTTTTTTGTAAAGTTTTCTGATACACAGAAGTAGGATTATAATATCCATTCTCTACTTTGCCGTCTCCCATTGGGAATGATATTTTTTTTGCCATGATTTTATTTTTTTCTTTTTTTCATTTTACCTAATGTCAAAGCTAATCTAGCACGTTCTGCTGTCTTTCCACTTCCTTTTGCTTTTTCTCTTAGCCAACTCTTTTTAATATCACCATCAGCCTTAAGTGCTCCAGCTCTTTTAGCTGTAGCTCTTAAAGCACCAGGTTTTTTGATTGCTCCTTTGATCCAGTTCTTTTTCTTAGAAGCTGGTTTTTTCTTAGCAGCCATGTTTCTAGTAATCTCTTTTAGCTGATCTTCTTATATCACCTTTATTACCACCATACTTCATATAGTCTCTCTTAGCAGACATTCTCATATCTCCTTTGTTTCCACCATATTTCATTTTTTTGTCCATCATTCCATCCATGACACCTCCGCCTTTCATGAAACCTTTTAAGCCTCCACCTTTAGCCATTGATTCCATGTTTGCTTTTTGTGGAGTTATATCTCCATCTCCTGCACCATAGGTGAATCCACCTCCTGCTTGCATTTTTTTTGATCCTCCCTTTTTGTAGGACATTCCTGCTTTTTTCATATTATTAGGCATAATTTCTAATTTTTAATTGTTAATATTAATTTGATCCTGTTGATTGTTTTCTATTTTTAATTCCCTTTTCAAGATCTACTTTTCTAGCATATCCTGTATTTTGTAATAAGTCTGGGTCATAAGTTGTTCCTTTAAAGTCTGTATAGATTTTTTTTATTTTATTTGCAGCTTTCTTTACAAAAGGCTTAACAACTTTAGCTATTCCACCTAATTGTTTTTCATCTAAAACACTACCACCTTTAGTATAGCCCATAAGACCACCAGCTTTAGCATAACTATGCATACGTTTTTTATTTCCCATCTTTATTTTTTCTAACTTTTAATTGTTAATATTAATTCTTTTTAATTGTTGTATACTTTTCAAATCCACGTGAACCAAAATAAGCTACGTAAATTGTCACTAGTAATGTTTTTAATAATTCTACCCAACTCTCATCTATATCAAATGCTATATTCAAAGAGTCAAGTATAATATAAAGAGATGTTATTATAGTTAAATAAACTAGAGTCAGTGGTCTTGTATTTTTACTTAACCATGAATCTGATTTCATGTCACTCTCCCAACGCTTACTTACTTCTTGCATTTCAATCATATCTAATTCAAGAAGCTTCATAGCTTTCTCTTTGTCTTCAGCTGGTAATTGTGGGTCATTGTCAATTAAATTTTTAACAACACCTAGTACACCAGCATCTGGTAATACATCACCAACAATACCTAAAATAGAAGGAACCTTGTCAACAAGGAACTTTCCTACTTTAGTATCTTTAAATTTTTTCTTTTTATCACTCATGTCTTAAATTGTTGATGGATAAATTCTTATTTCTAATGGAGTATCTTCTAGCACACTGTCTGCTGCTGGACTACCACTACCGCTTAGTTCATTAGTACATACTGTAAACTGAGTAGCTGTTACTCCAATTATATTAATTACATTAGGATGGTTTTTAAATACTTGCATAGTATTTATTACAACTCTAGGTGTGTCAACTGATGAAGACCATGTTGCTGTATACCTTCCTGCAGATACCCTAGACCATGATAATGTTTTCCCTGTGTCATTATATACTACAACTTGTGAAGGATCATTTGAACCTCCTTGAGATAACTTAACTATAAGTGCTTGGTAAAAATGACTCATGTTTACAACCACTTTTGGACCTCCTGTACCTACAGTAGCAATACCATCACCCCCTTCAATATCTACTGTATCACCATTGCTTACTGTTTGATTAGATCCTGAGTCACCACCAATTAAGAAGTCAGTCATACCACCACCTCCACCTGTTGCATAATTAGGGATATTTAAAACTCCACTAGTTAATGTTGCAGCTCCTGATGTCCCGGTTGTAGTCAAACTTAATCCAGCTCCTGCAGGAACACTTAATGTTATTTCATTTGAACTCTGCCCTACTGTGATATTACTACCCTGTACTAGACTTTTAAAGTTTAGTGTCTCACCAACTTTATCTTTCCATACTCCTGCACCACTACCTACATTAGCTGCTGTATTTGGTTCTCCTTCTGTTGTGATTTCTATAAAGTTATCATCTGCAGAGGTTGCAAAGGTAAGGTTGCTGCTCATTGACTTTAGAGATCTGAAGAACACAGTGCAGGCTTTTGTTGTTGCATCAACCTCAGTCTTTTGATAGACTTGTCCTGTTCCTGCTGGAGGTACTGTAGGGGAATTCTTATAATCACAGCTTGAGCCAGCAACCTTTAAATCTTTTATCTTAATGAGCTTTACACTTTTATAAGGTATAGGTGAAGCCACACCTGTCATATCAGGCTCTTCATTTACACCAAGAACAAGAACATCTTCTGATCCTGCTGTCTCAGCATATACACCACGTCTTATTAAACTCAGTATGTCTGTTAAGATATTCATCTCTTTTTGCTTTTACCACTATATGTGTTATGGGTTCCACCTCCCAGTTTTCTTTTTCCTCCTTTATGGAACTTCTGGATTCTTCCCATTATCATTTGATCTAGCTCACCACCAGTTCTCATTAGAAGTTTTGCCTTTTGTCTAGACAACTTTTCCATCTTTAAACCTGCTTTTTTCTTAGCCATAATTATCTATATTAAAAGTCTAGTGTTAATGTTGCTATAAATAAATATACTTTTAATGTTCTGTAATCATATGATTCATCTACATCAATAAACTCCCATCCTAGAGCTAGTCTATTATGCGGCCAATGAAATGCAATCTCAAGTGTCCAATCCATTACTTTTCACATTTAGATTCACAACATACTTCTTTACGGCAGTGCCCTAAACAAACATAACCAAATGTAATCCATTTTATAAATATGCAAATATTTCTCATCTTCCTTGTCCTTTATATTTTTTTAAATAATTTTTACTACCCTTCAACGCTGAGGTTTTAGTCTTTGAATGGACTCCTGGCCTCTTTCTACGTGTAGGTTTCACATAAGCTGTCTTTATTAATCTAGCCATTTTTCTTTCTGCCTTTTCTAGCTTTTCCTTTTACAGCACCACCAACGTCACCTAGTTGATTACCAACCTCTTTAATTGCTCTACCAACATCTGCTAACTCAGTAGCAGTAAGTTTATATCTCTTAACTATCTCTACTAAAGTCTTTTCAGCTTTTTCATCAATAGTAGTTTTAGACCACAGACCTTTCCAATAATCTTGTGGACTGTAAGTCCAGAGTACATTTAGAAATTTTTTAAACATAATAACGTTATTTTTTTACACTATATAAATAATATACAAATTTTGTATCACTTAACCAACTCATTGATACATATAAATGTTATCTTTGTAAAGCTGCTATGGTGAAGTTATGTATATAATATACAAAATTTTAAGCACTAAATTAAACATTTAAACCAAACATATATCATATGAATAAAATAGATCATCTTAATTTCAAGCATAAAGTAAGCCTTGAATTATTGCCTACAGAAACTTTATTTGGCATCAGAATAATTAACTGTGAAGTACTTTGCAGTGATGATGAATACCGTCAAATGGGTGGCCTTGAATTGGGATTTATATTTTTTACAATCACTTATGTAAAATTACTAGGATAGACTTTTTTGTCTAACCAAAATTTCTTACATTATATATACCAAGTAGCTGCACAACTCTTCAGTGGATGTGCAGCTTTTTTAACCCTTATAAATTATTATTATGAAAGACATCTTTAAACCCAGAGTGAATATCCTACCTTATGAATACCCACAATTATTAGAATATAAAGATGCAATAAGACATTCTTATTGGATAGATACAGAATTTAATTTCACAGAGGACATACAAGATTTTAAGATCAATATTAACTCAAAGGAAAAAGATGTTATCAAGAAGACTATGTTAGCTATTGCACAGATAGAAGTTAATGTAAAAACTTTTTGGGGAGATCTATATAAACGCATGCCTATTACAGAAATAGGTGATGTAGGATTTACATTTGCAGAGTCTGAAGTAAGACATAAAGATGCTTATGCAAGACTACTAAGAATTCTTGGATTAGAAGATGAATTTAAAAATGTAGTTGAAGAGCCTGCTATAGCTAACAGAATCAAATACTTAAAAAAGTACTTAGATGGTACTAGATCAAGAGACAATAAGATGTATACTAAGTCTGTATTATTGTTCTCTCTATTTATAGAACACGTAAGTTTATTTAGTCAATTCTTAATTATGATGAGCTTTAACAAAGATAAGAATGTACTGAAAGGTATATCTAATGTTGTTGAGGCTACTAGTAAAGAAGAAGAGATACACGGTAACTTTGGTGCTGAAATTATAAATATCATTAAGAATGAAAACCCAGAGTGGTTTGATGAAGAGTTTGAAGATCTAATTGATTCAGCTTGCAAGAAAGCTTATTTAGCTGAGTGTGGAATACTAGATTGGATATTTGAAAAAGGTGAACTAGAGTTTTTATCTAAGAAAACTATACGTCACTTCATTAAGAATAGATTCAATAACTCATTAGAAAAGATAGGTATGAAACCAATCTTTGATGTAGATAAAGACTTAATAAAGTCAGTAGAGTGGTTTGATATAGAAATCACTGGAACCAAAGAGGGAGACTTCTTTTACAAAAAAAGCATAGATTATAATAAAAAAAGTAAGAGTATCACTTTAGATGATCTCTTTTAAACCAAACCAACATGGAATATAAAAAATATTATTGGCTTAATGATGACAGCCGCACATTTTTATCAAGAGGATATATAACAGAAACACCAGAGCAAAGAATAAAAGACATAGCTATTAAAGCTGAAAAGTACTTAAACATAAAAGGTTTTGCTGAAAAGTTTGAGGATTATATGGCAAGAGGGTTTTACTCTTTGTCTACTCCTGTATGGATAAACTTTGGAAAACAAAAAGGATTACCAATTAGTTGCTATGGCTCTAACATTGATGACAATCTAGATAGTATACTTAACGCAGGACGTGAGATAGGTATGATGTCTAAATATGGTGGAGGCACCAGTGCTTACTTGGGTAACATAAGACCAAGAGGTAGTGTAATATCTACAGGTGGTCATGCTGATGGGCCTATACACTATGCTAGAATGTATGATACTGTTGTTGATGTATGTAAACAATCTGAAGCTAGACGTGGTGCATGTGCAGTATACCTACCTGTTGAACACCCAGATATTGAAGAGTTCTTAGATATTGGTACTGAGGGAAACCCAATACAAAATTTACAGTATGGAGTTACCGTAGGTGATGAATGGATGCAAGAAATGAAAGATGGTGATAGAAAGAAACGTAAGATATGGGCTAAAATTATACAACGTAGATCTGAGTTTGGTTTTCCTTATATCATGTTTAAAGATACTAGTAATAAGAACACACCATATAAAGACATAGGTTTAGAAATAACTGCATCTAACCTTTGCTCAGAGATCCAATTACCAACAGATAGCTATAATTCTTTTGTCTGTTGTCTAGGGTCCATAAATGTTTTGCACTGGGATGAGATCAAAGAAACAGATGCTATACAAACATATGTTTATTTTCTAAATGCTGTAATGGATGAGTTTATTATAAAAGCTGAAACTATGCCCGGTATGAAGAGAGCATACAACTTTGCTGAGAAACACAGAGCCATTGGCTTAGGAGTTCTTGGATACCATAGTTTATTTCAATCAAAGCTTATAGAGTTTGACTCACTACAAGCTAAAGGTTTAAACAGTGAGATCTTTAGAACCATCAAAGATAGAAGTGAAATAGCCTCTAGAAAGTTACACACTGATTGGGGTTATAATAGTCTAAGAGAAGGTTATGCTAATACCACTCTTATGGCCATTGCTCCTACTAAGTCTAGTAGTTTTATACATGGTGCTGTGTCTATGGGTATAGAACCTATCAAGTCTAATTACTTTATTAAGGATCTTGCTAAGTCTAAGACAGTCTATAAAAACCCGTTCTTAGAATGTGAGTTAGAAAAGCATGGGTTAAATACAGATAAAACTTGGAAGTCTATATTAAGCAAAGATGGTAGTGTACAACACCTTGACTTTCCAACTAAAGCTGTGTTTAAATCTTTTGTGGAGATCTCTCCAAAAGAGATTGTGTTGCAAGCAGCACAAAGACAGAAGTATATTGATCAGTCACAGTCATTAAACTTAATGATTGACCCATCAGTTTCTGCTAAACAAATTAATCAGTTGTATTTATATGCTTGGGAAGAAGGAGTTAAAACTTTATACTATCAGTTTAGTAAGAGTAGTGCTCAAGACTTTGCAAGAAATATATTAGAGTGTTCTAGTTGTGAAGGTTAGAAGCTTGCTTCTTCTTTAACTACTTCTATAGCTCTAACTAGTTTAGGATAATCAACAGGACAAACAAGATCAAGTCCTGCCTTAGCTTTGAATTTTATGAATGCGTCCCCTCCAGCAAATATAAGTATGGTAGGGACCATTCTAATTCTAAACTTATCTTTTAGCTCAGGACAAACTGCTATGTTGGCTCTGTAATATCTTACACCATCAATTTTTGCAACTCTCTCCCACTCTAAAAAAGCATTGTCTTTATTAAACTCAGCCCAAAATTCTACAACAACAATGTTTTCATTATCATCAAAACCTGACTGACCACTAATAGCATCTTCAAAACTATCATCACTTAGCCACTCTTGGCCTTGTATCGTTGTTGTAATAAACAGTGCTAGAATGAACAATAAGATTCTTTTCATAATATTATTTTTTGCTCAATTCGTAAACTCTTTCTTCTAGCTTTTCTAATTTGCTTAGAATAAGATCTACATCCTCTTGCGTATCCATTATAGTTTGTCTTACTAATTCATCTTTTAAATCATACTCAACTCGTTCTATTGTAGGTTCTGGTCTTTCCATTGCTAAAGCTATGTCTGCTTTAAGTGTAAACCACATAGTTGATAGGGAGATCACAAATCCTACTATCATTCCAATTGTTTTAAAATCTAAAGTTACCTTAGTATCTTCTCCTATTTGAGGTGCTCCTTTCATTTTTTACTTTTATTTAATTGTATAATTAAGTCCAAAAGATGTATTGAATAGTTCACTATCCCACATCTTTGCATATTCTCCTTCTATAAATACACCTAGGTTTTTATTAATCTTCCAGCCAAAGTTTGCACCAAAAGAGTAATCACTCCACTGCTCTAGTTCAGAGTCTTGGATTAGACCGCCTTTACCCCAGTTGTTTCTATTTAAATAAGATACTTCTTCATCTCCTTTTATATATTTATGATAAGGTAATATATAGTTTGCATATGCATGTATCCAAAAATTACTCTTATAATGATAAAAATCCATTCCTACAATTGGTGCAATCTCACCAAAAGGATCTAATAAGTCCCATGCTTCTCTATTAAATCTTTGCATCAACTCTCTAAATACTGTTTCTCTAAACTCTAAGTCTGTATCTGCAACTCTATTTCCTTCAGCATCAATCCAATACCAATCAGATACTTCGTTCCCATTCTGGTCTTCCTCTGTATAAAAGATGTCATCATAACCATATTCAAAGCCTAAAGTGTACCATGGGTTTACTGCAAAGCCATCCTCATCCTGCTCATTCAACCATATTTCAATTGGGTTATATCCATAAGCACGCTCATGAGTACGGTAGATTACACCAGCTGATATACTAAACTTATCTTTCTTACCTAAAGGCAATCTTAGTCTTGCTTCAGCAGACTGGTAAGCTAAATTAATTTTACCTACTTCTCTTGACTCAACCTTAACTATATTATATTTACCTGTATGCTTTAAAAAGAATCTATGATTTTGAAATAACTCACCTCTCCATCTTTCTCTCTCAAAATGAAATTGATATTCTAAACCTTTAAGAGCAGAGGTTGGTGCAGAAAAAGCCAATTGATCTTCTGTACCATCATAGTAGTTTCTAGGCTTTCTTTCATAACCAAACCTTGCAAGTTTACGTATACCAAAACCATATCTATAATCAAAAGGAAATTTTTCAGTAACATCTATTACTTCAGGAATAGAATATAAAGAACCATTGGGATTAGTTCTAACAAAGTAAGTTGGCTCATCAGCTTCTACTGAATTGTTTATATCACCAGCTGCATAAATAGTTCCGTATTTTAAAAAGTCATTGTATAGACCTTTAAAAAATTGTTTACTCTGAAAACCTTGTCTAAGTTTCTTAGTCTCTTTGTCTGATAAAGGATCAGATATAAGTTGACTATAAGAATTAGTAGGTAATAGAAAAATGAAGACCAGCCATACTAAGTAATTTTTCATATATATGAATTAATTTGTTCAAATTTGTTGCTGGTTTATATAATAATATACACAATCTAAATGACCCTAAAAAATAATTTTACTGCAAATTTGACTGGTAACCTTATTTTATGTAGAAATCATCATTAGTTAAATATGACTCCCATTTTTGTATACTATATACTATAGGGAAAACATCTTTAAAGTTTTTATATAATTTTAGCTCTCCTCTTTTCTTACCTCTTTGATATACTATACTACTATCTAAATAGAATTCATCTTCATCAATTAAACCAGACTTAAGTTTTAAACCTTTGTATCCTGTCACCATTGTCATTCCTAATAGTTCAGATAACTCACCAAAAGTTCTTGTGGCTGCAACAGGATTACCAAATTGCTGGAACACTTGTTTACCACCATCTGGGAACCAAGGCATAAATAATACCATCTCTTTGTACAGTCTGTTTACTTGATACTTAGTCAAGTTTTTCATTCTTCTCTCTAAGTCAGTGTCATCTCCCTCACCTGCTAGCAAATTACTTAAGATAGAGTTTATTAATAATGCACTTGACATTATAGCTATCTCACCCATAGTTCTATAAAACCCATAAAGTTTATTCTGTGCACGCTGATCTGCATTACCTCCAGTACCATCATATCCTTCTCTACTTTCCATAAAGCCTTTTCCATAAGTACTAAACTCCATGTTACCTTTTTTAATTTGCTGACCCATATAATTAAAGAATTGCATAGCTGATCTATACCTTCCTTCCATCCATCCTAGATTTTCATCAAAGTATTCTCTTTGGTATCTTGCTCTAATAGCTGGTGCCACCCACTTTTTAAACTGAACAGCTAGCTTACCTAGTGTTCTTTGTTGTAAAACCATTCTATCATCTCTAGCATAGTTACCATGGATTTGTTTGTTAATTTCTCTAATTTTATTTCTTAGCTCATATCTAAACTCATCAGTGTAAGGTGTCTCTTTTCCATTCTTAAGTACAACTGTATCATAGCCATCTTTAATTTTGTTTGTATGAGACGCAGCATCATATGTAAAAGCATCATATAAGGATAATGTCTCACCTGTTGCACTATTCTTTAATGTGGTATCCATTAATACAGCCATACCCATCTTAGTTTGTACATTGTATTCTGCTGCATCTTGCATTACATAACCCCATTCAGATGCTCTTTCAAACCACGTCTTACCTTCTGATGTATCTGCACCTTGTTCACGTAGCTCAGACATTTTATCCATCATTCTAAACATATCAACAAAAGCCTCATACTTACTATTAGCTCTCTTTGGATCATACTCAGCAGACTTTAAACCTGGTATTTTACCTAATGTTAAAACATCTGTTGCATCTTTTAATGCAGCTCCTGTTCTTGAAACTAAATCTGGAAGTGCTCTTTTATTAAACTCTCTTGTTGCTCTTAGCTGTGCTTCTCTACTTACAAATCTACCTGCTAGTAATTCTATGTTATTGTTTACTCTACCAATCAAGTAGTTATTAAAGTTACCAAAAGGGTTAAATGCTACATAGGATAAAGATGATAGTTGTATAATACCTTCAGCTATTTTATCTGCTGCACCTTTGGTTATGTTTTCATTATCATAGTAAACCATGCTCATCCACTTCTGAGCTCTTCTTATAGTGTTATCATTCTTAGCATATTTACTCTTAGGTGTAATACCTACAGCTCCTTTTACTTTATCTACAAAACCAAGACCTGATGTCTTTGATGGTTTATATGCTCTTTTTTCTATTACTTGAAGCATAGCATTTAAAGTATCATCAATGGTTCCCATTGTCTCATAGTTTTCTGCCATTGCACTAAACTTAATTAAGCTAGTTGCTAAGTCAGTACTTATTTCTCCTTGACTAGGAGTTGATCTAAGTCTAGCTAGCTTACCATTAATAGCAGCTATATCTATGTCATATTTGTTTTGAGTTATCTCTCCTTTTTTAAACTTGTCTTGTAAAGTTTTCTTTTCTTTTTCTACTTGCTCCATCTCACCATCAACCTTTGGTCTACCAGTATAGAAGATAGGCATTTGCTCTACTATATAACCTGATATAGGATCAACCATTACACCCTTTTGTGTTGAGGTTTGATTAAACATATTCCATGCTTTACTACTAACTGTTCTAGCATATAGCTTATTCCAAAGAGTAGACTCTTTTTTCATTGTATTTATAGTAGCATTCCTCACTAAAGGAACTCTACCTAGCATATTATTTTTTGTATTCTGTGGTAGCTTTGCAAGAAGCTCATCTTCAAAATACTGTACATACAGCTGATAGAACTCTTTTTGTGCTACTCCTAGTGCATCAGTAGGGTTCATAATACTCCTGTACTGTGAGCTAGTCATATCTATAGATAAACCTTGTACTGGATTTGTTTTTTCTAATGCTACTCTATACTTAACTTTTGGTGAGCGGTATGTTTGACCAGCTACTATAGCTCCAGTAGGCTGACCATCCACTCTTACTGCTTTAGTATATTCATTTACTTTGTAATACTTTGCTTCATATTTGGCATATGCAACATCAGACACACGTGGCTTTCTATACCAGTTACCAAACGGACTTCCATCTTTACCAGGAACATAATATTCCATTTTATCTCTGGCATCCATAAACTCTTGAGTATATGTATGATATTCTCCTGTATCATACTGACCATCTGTTGTTCTTTCTGCTCTAAAGAATTCACTAAACCTAGCTTTCTTTTCTGCAAGATCTTTATTGTATTCTATTTTTGCACGTCCTTCCTTAGTCTTCATCAACTCTTCTAGATCAGACTGTAATATTTCTTCATACTGATATGGTGTACCATCATTATCATATAACACACCTCTCAATTCTTCTTGTTTGTTGTAGTATTGTTGGCCAATCTTTTTAACATAGTTTCCTGTAAACTCTCCATTTTCATCAAAGACTAACATGTAATTATATGCAGTACTACGGTTAGCATTAGGAGTCAGCTTAATTATCTTATTACCTGCAGCTTTAATAGTGCTTTCTCTTACTGCAACTTTATCTAATAGTTCTTGTTTTTTTGCTTTATATATTTTATCCATTAAGGCTAGAATAGTATCACCTTGTGTAGCCATATCTCTAGTATATAAATCAGCAGAAGCTATATCATATTCTTCCTTTAATAATAATTCTAAGTCTGCCTCACTAAAGTAACTCCCTTCACCTCCAAAATCTCTACTAGACTTAAGTCTAATAACTTCTTTTACATAACTATCAATTGCATCATTTATTAAACCACCATTTTCTGTACTACCACCTGTTAATTTATTGAGCTCTATTTTTAAAGAAAGAATTAAAGATCTTTGGGTAGCATTTAATTCTGCCGTTGATTCTATACTATGTAATCCTTGGAATGTCTTTATATATTTATCAAAGTTTAATACATAAGTGATGTATTCTGGCTTAGCAAAGTTTTTTGGATCTTGAATATATTTACTAAACTTTCTTATTTGTCTTAATGAGTCTTGTAATAACTCAGAGTATGCTGTTGATCTTGCTATAGGCCCTTCAGACATAGCAATATTAATAAAAGCAATAGTAGAAGCAAGTTGCTCTATAGCTTCATCTTTGGTTCTGTCTATAAATATAGATGCTTTAGCTATTCCTTTTGCCTCTAATAGATCTATCTTATTTACCAGTGATAATTGATAGTCCTTTAGCACCCCACTTATAGCATCATATGCTGGTTGCTCTGGTCTTGGTGTAACAGTTTCAGCTGTGTTTTCATCCTCTTGTATTACATCAGCTGGAGTAATATCAGGATCCATAAGTTTATCTTCCATATCCTTAGTCAACTCATCAAGCTGATCTGCTTTTGCTGAGTCAGGATTAATTGGAACCAACATGTTTACCATATCTATGTTTTGAGATATAGGATGATCTACCCATTGATCAGACTTGATAGTACCATTGAACTTTTGGTTCTTTCCTTTACCACTAATGTCAGCAACTAAATGAAAAGTAGAAGCAGCATAATCTCCCTGGTATACATCATAGCCCATGTTTTGGAACATTCTTCTATAGATATTTACTTGTAGGTTATGTTGACCTCTAGTAGATAATTTATCTATCCCTGCTTGTTTTAATAAACTATCTTCATTTAGGGCCCATTGTTTATCATAGTATTTGGTTTGCTTTCTGCCCACCTTTGTATCTTCTGTAGTAAAAGACTTCAATGAATTTTTTGTAGTCTTTAAATCTACAATTTTAATAAAACCATTCTTATCTATAATTACTAAATCAGCTGTACCAGCCATTTTAGTTTGTTTATCAAACACTACAACTTGTGATAGTGCTATAGATCCTTCTGGCATTATATTAGACAATGTAGTTTCTAGTGTATTATAAACAGATTTAGCAGTCTCTAGATCTACAATTTTCATTTTATCAAACACATCTTCCACACTACGGTGAGTTACTAATGCATCTAATAAAGCATCTACATCATTACCAATATCTAAATTTAACTGTACATCTTCTTGATTTTTAAGTGTACCTTTAATTGCTGTAGTAACTGATGTATACTGTTCACCATCAGTTATATCATAATATGTATGGTCTTCTTCATTTAGAATTACTATAGTATCTCCTGTATCTTTTCTGTTTATTTCTTCATCAGTTTTAAATCTACTACCAGATAATGAGTTGACCTCAACTTCTGATGAGTTAGCTACATGGAATAAGCTTTTAATTACTTCCGCTTGAACACCATTAGCTTCAGACAAAGCCTGATCAACTTGTTTTTTCTTTTCAGGAGAAAGACTAAATCTTATTTTACCATTGGCTCTACTCTCTAATTTAAACTGTATCCCTTCTGTATTAAGAAGTTTAGCAATATCACTTAAGTTACCGCTTGGATTTATATCTCTAACAGATAAAGGTCTACCAGTTAAATATTGACTTAGATTATCAATAAGATTCATAAACCACTCCATCATTTCATTTACCCTATCTAAGAATCCTTTAGTAGGTTGTGTTTCATATTCCTTTTTAAAATGTCTTGTTAGGGCTTGAGTAACAATCTCTAGATCTCTTTCAGTATCACTAAAGTTTCTAGTGTTTTGATTATACTCAGCTTTAATTTGTTGAACCATTTCAGGAAAAGATTTACTAGCTTCTGCTAATAAACCATTAAACAACTCTGCATTATCTACTTTAATTGCATCTACAATTGGGTGTAGCATTTCTTCAATTGCTGTCTCGTCAGTAACTCTACCTTTAATTAAGTATGCAGTACCGTCAACGTAGAAAGATTTTACATCTTTAAACTTGACATTACTTTTCTTCCAGTCTGGGAAGTTAGCAAACATCTCTGCTGCTTTAGATACACTTAACATTTGTACATTAACTTGTGGAAACATTCTCTTCAAATGCATTACCACTTCTCTAGATCTATTAGTATCCCATGATCTTGATGACTCAATTATATCTTTGTTAGTAAACATATCATCATTAACAATCAACCTATATGTCATAGGAGTTTTTTGTAATGTAATAGTGTCTGCTGGTATATTGTTTATTCTTAAGTATCTATATAATCTTTTTACATTTGCATCTAGAAACATTGCATCAAACTCTCTGGTTTGTGGATTAGAATGATTTATAAGAAACTGTCCTTGATAAGTATGTCCAATTTTTTCTCTACGCAAATTATCTAATAGACTAACAGCAAACTCTTTTTGCTTTAATGCAAAAGCTACTTTTTGTTCTTTAATCATTTCAGTAGCTTCTACCGGAGTAGGAAATTTATCTGAGTTATTAATATCTTGCCATGTATTTATAACATTATTAGTTTGTACTTCTGTTTGAAATACATCTTGTAATGCTTTATACTCTGCAGTATTTTTATTTGGACATCTTGCCATATCTATATTATTTTAAACCTAAACATTTTAATTGATCTAAAAATGCTTCTTGATTTTCTTGTTCTGTCTTAGATGAATCTTTGACAAAGTTATCATTATATTCTGCAATCATCTTACTTAACGGAAACAAATTGTTTTCAAGCATGATTGGCTTGTTAAGGTTATTACTCATTAGCATATCATAACCATTAGAAAGATAAGGAAATTGTGCTGATTCATCAGTAGCTTCCTCAAAAAATATTGCATATTGCCCTTGCTCATTTACATCTATATTTGGTAAGTTGTTCTCTACATCTTCTAGATTATTAGCAGCAATAACCTGATCTTCTACATCTTGACTATTATCTAATAACCCTTTTAATAAAGCATCTGTATCTGCTACATTAATACCATTAACTTCTATACCCTTATCAGTTGCTTCAATATTATTGTCTTCACTTTGTAACGCATCTTCTACAAGCCTTGCATCAGGAATACCTATATTATCAATCAACCTGTCTTGTGTAGTTTGACCGTTTTTAGTTTTTACATATGCTCTATTATCTTTATAAGTAGGTCTATTAAATTCTGCAGTGTTAAACATAAAACCAATTGGTGTTTGTTGATTAGAACCAAGAGTTTCAATCTCACTATATGTTCTACTTAATGCTGTTTGATCAGGGTCTATTTTATATGTTTTATATGTTGTACCTCCAAGCTCTGATTCATTAGCAATTCTAATGTAATCTTTTACTTCTTGATCTAATTTATATGTAACAGTTAAAACATTTCCTTTTAAACGTACATTCTTTGGCAACTGTTGAATCTCACTTCTACTATAGTTTACTAATAGTGGACCAGTGATATTAGATGATAAATATCCTTCCTTAAATTCTTCTAGTAATTCATCTCTAGTCATACCAAATGTAGTATCAAATGTTATCTCACCTTCCAAAGTCTTTCTTACTGACTCAACTTCATTTAAATAATCATTTAATACTTGTGGTGCTATAGCTGATAATAATGAACCATACCCTAACTGCAATCCATCTTTAACCATTATATAATTTATTACTGCTTGTGCATCATCTTTAGTCTGCACATTAGTATATAATTTATTAAAGTCATTTACTAAATCTAATTTTTGAGAGGAGCTAATGTTTCTAAACGTATTAGCCATAGCTAAATTTAAACCGCTTGAGTTATCTATATTATCAGACTTAGTAATATCTAAGAAATTCATAATAAAGAAGTTGTTAGGATCATTAATCTCTGCCCATTCTAATAATCTTTCTGCTACATCTACAATAGACTCACTATCTTGTGATGGATATAACAACTGATTATTTAGTGTAGCTACCTTTCTACTATTATTATTCATCATATGATTATCATATGCCTTAATAGTTAAGTAAGATAAAATGTCTAATCTAACTTTGTCTTTTACTTCTTCTGTAAACTCTATACTATCTACACCAAGTTGTGCAAATACTTCATTGGATATTTTATTAAACTCTGGACTAGCTGTTAAGAAAGTGCTAGGTAGAAGTTTTTCTTTAATTTGATAGAAGATTTTTAAATATGTATTCTGGAATGTTTTTCCTTTATAAATATTATATAAATCTATTGGAGCCTCTTTGCTCATTAGTTTCTCAATGCTTTCTGCTTTTGTATTTACATCTACAATACTTTTACCTAATCCTTTAGTAAGTCCAGTTACAGCTCCCATGTTACCTGTAAATTGAGTAATCCCTAAGACTTTCTTAAACAACTTTAAGATAGCTGTTTCATTTACTGTTTCACCATTTATAGCTCCTAATAACATTTTATCTGTTACCATAGCTTTATCTTTGGAATCTCCTATCTCAGCATCAACTAAAGAAATAATACCTGCATCAAACTGATCATTTTTGTTTATGGCTGTATCATAAAGCTCTTGTATTTTTGGATTATTAAGAAGTAATACTCCCGTCTTTAATGGAATACCTAAAGCAATCATATTCATTAATACAGAAGCTGCATTTCTATTTAAACCAAACTTACCTATTAAACGGTCTTTAGCATTATCTGTTGCTGCAGTAACTAAAGAAGAATTAATATCTTGTTTTCTATCACCACTCTCCATTACTGTAACTCCGTATTTGGCATAAGACTTACCATTAACTCTAACTGGAGATTTTAAAGTAGCTTTATATTCAGTTAATAAACTTAAATACAAGTTAGGCAATACAAACGCACCAATAGATGCACCTTTATTAGCTTTAAAAGCAAGTATCTTACCGTTTAAGTTATTAATGTCTGATACATTTTCTTCTAACTTATCTTTAAAGTACTGTGATTCATTTGCTAACTCAACTAATAAATCATTTAATACATCAGTATTTGCTGACTCATAAGAAATAGGAACTCCATCTTTGTTTTCAGTTACACCTTTGTTAGATACTAAAGCATACTTAAGATCTACAAGTTTATTATTTAGTGGTGCATCATAAGGAACACCGTGTTTAGCTACATATAATTTGTACTGTGCTTTAGTTATAGGAAGACCTAATACTTTTAAGGCTTGTAAACCTCTTTCACTTAACCCAGCATCAGTAACACTATTCTCTTCAGAAAGAGTTATAGGAGTTTTAGATGCAGATGATTCTTCATCCCATAGGTTTGCTGCTTCAGCATAAACACTTCCTGATTTTACTACTCTTTCATTTATGTATCTAAAGTATTCATCATAGTTACCTTCTTGTTTATACTCTACAAACTTTCCGTCTTTAACATAAAACTCTTTTATTAATGCAAACACTTTATCAATATCAAAATCTGCTCCTGATACTTCTACTAGTTCTTGTGAAAACATTGCACTAGATCCATAGTAAGCAGGCATAAAGTCTACTAGTTTCATAGCTATAGCAGAATGATTATCTTGAGTAGGAATTCTTACTCCAAATAATTTACTTATTGCTTCTGGCATTGACATGCTGCCATCTTCTACCAGCTCCATTACTTCTTTGTGATGAGCAGGCATCATGAATTCTGTGTATCTCTGACCTGTAGCAGTACTCTTGTCTTTAGGGTTTGTATATTCCATCAACCCGGTTCTTAATCTATCTAATACAACCACACCATTATGTTCTCCTTCAACTAATGAGTCAAGTTCAACTAAAGGTTCAGGATTCTTTTCAAATACTTTTTCTCTAATTACCTCAGATCTTACTGGTACTCCATTTGCATCTACTTCATATACTCTTCTATATACATTATTGCCAAAGTCAGATACTAATGTTAATGAAACCCCTGGTGCTCTTTCTGATAAAGTACCTTTACTAAAGTAGCTTAAGAATAATTGCTCAAACTTCTTTACTGTTATTGGATTATTAAGATCATAGTTTTGTATTCCGTTTGTTGATGAAAAGAAATCTATAAGTGTTTCATTAGACTGTGAAGCCTTAAGACTATTCATAGCATATTGTAAGAATGCCTCAAGATTAGGAGTAATCATTCCTGACTCACTTGAAACTGCTAATTCATCTAGTGCTGTACCTAATGTAAATATTAAGTTTCTTCTATTTTTAAACTTTAACTCTACTCTTTTTGACACAGCATCATTATATGCTTTTCTTATTTCACCAACAGTCATACCCAATCCTTCTACAAATACACTATCATCTTGTTCTGCTGTTAAGATTTCTTTAATCTGTGTAGGATCTATAATGTCTAGTTTGTTACTAGGGTTTAGAACTTGTAGACCCATGTTCCTAGCATCTAGCGTTGTAACTCCCTCTGTAAACTCATTAGTATTTCTAAGCTGTTCAATATTATTAATTCTCTGTTTCATCATTTTAGATGCAGAAACAGGAGCAGCTATACTAATAGTTTCTTTGCCTTTTTCTATTGCTTCTAGTTTAACTCTTAAGTTATGGAGTTCTACTCTATTAGGTTTAGCAACCCATTGCTCACTTACAGCATCCCAGTTTGAAGTATACTGAGGAGTTAATACAAAAGCAGACATCTTTAAGAATGTCTTACCATCTCCATAAACTAATTTTTTAGAGTTTAATAACTTCTGTTCAGCTGCTAGTCCTACAGGTGCTTGCTCATTACCAAATATTTTATTAGCTAAATCATATGTTCCTTCAGGTAATGTTTGACCACTTTCAATAGCATCAATAAGTTTAGCTTCCGCTTCAGTTAGTTTACCAAAACCAAACCTCATGTATCTAAATGCCTTAGTAGTTATATACATCTGAGCATCCGCTTTATCTATTGGATTACCAGTAATGCTTGAAACACCCTGTGGCTCTTCAAAAGTGATTAAAGATATATCTTCTACATTGTGTTGAACACCTAGTAGTGGTGCAGAAAAAGAACTGTATGCATTGTAATATGCTGCATTCTGCATCTTAGCTCTTTTAACTTGATCAATAGGATCTTTTAATGACATTGCTTCATCACCTAATAACACTTGGTTTATAGATATTGTATTTATATAGTCATTAATAAAAATTTGTTTAAGATTATGTTCTTCTAAATAATTTAAATTAAGAAGTTGTGCAGACTTAAGAGTTTCTTTTCTTGCTACACCTTGTCCTATTGTTAAACCATCTTTAATATATTTAGATAATTGATCTCTTACATTTAACTCATCTAATGTATCCTGGAATTCATCAAATTGTATTTCAATATTATCTCTTATTTCTTTTCTGACAGCAGCCATATTGCTATCTATTAAAGATAATGCCTTCTCTAAAGTTATAGTCTCACCAGCTTTAGTTTGTTCTAAGGCAACTGCAATTAGATCTTGTTTAAGTTTTTCAGAAATAGAAAGTCTATTATTTTGGAATTTAAATGCTCTACCATTTTCATTCTGATTATAACCTGCAATTATATTTCTTGATTCATTATTTAGTTCTAATCCTTCTCTTACTATTCTGTCAAACTCTGTTGCAATTTCATTAACAACTATATTAACTGCTGTATCAGTTATAACTACTTCACCATTTACTGTCTCAACAGCTTTAATTACTGGCAATCCTATTGTGTCTCCAGTATTAGAAGCTTCCATTACTCTAATAAGAACTGGAGCAATAGCTACTTCATTACCTTCTGCATCTACTACTCGGTCTACTTTATTGCTTTTAGTATTAAAGAAAGCAGTGTAGTTGTTTATCATATTGATTGCAAACTCTTGAGCAGTAAAGTCACCATAAGTTGAGGTAGACTTAATACCACTTATAGAATCATTTAAATCTTCTTCTGATGTTAACTCTCTACCTAATTTACTTCCGGCTACTCTAGAAACAATTATCATGTTTTTATTAGACATGTTTCTAAAAGCTGAGCTATTTAATAAATAGTTATTAGCTAAATAAGGATCATCAAGTATTAACTGATCAAAAGTGCTAGAGTTATTTAAAGCTTTTATTTGTTTTAAGTGATAGGTAGGTAATTGATGTGAGTATACTAAATCACCATTAGGATTTTTAAATACTGAAGCACCTACAGTTTCATCAAATGCAGCATTGTTTTGTGACAATTCATATAATCTAGAAGCCATACCATCTTTACGTGTGCTAAAAATATTTGCACCTGTTTGGATAGCAAGTCTTAATTGTTCTACTGTAGTTACATATTCTTGTCCTGTTTGTGCAGTAGGATTAATACCAACTCTATTTATACCTTTTTGATCAGCATTATTTCTAACTAAACTAGCTTGAGATACATTTAGTACAGATGTTGGTTTGTCTTGTAGTGCACTAAAGCGTATATATAAAGGACTTAACTTAATACCTGTCAAGTTAAATAAGTCTATAGAATATTGATTAGCTTTTTTAGAAAGCAGTTTATTTGTTATTGCCTTTTTAGATGATAGCAAATCACTTAACCCGTCTAGTAATACTTCTATTTGATTTTCTACTTTAGGGTCATTAAATCTTTTCTTCTTGCTTATAAAGGCTTGATTCCATTTATCTAATTGAGCATTTATATCATCTCTTTGTGCAGCTGAATATACTCTTACATTACCATATTCATCTCTTTCATTAAATATGTAGTTAACTCTATAGTTTTGGAATCCTTTTATTACTGCTTGCAAGAAGCCAGGATCTTTCATTACAAAGTTAGTTGGTAATGGATCATTACTTAATAGTGTCTCAGGACTTATACCTGCTTGGTTTAAAATTCTATTAACTACTGCACCTGCATGTGGGTTATCAACTCCAAATGCATACATCTGTTCTAAAATTTGTTTAGTATCTTCTGTATTTTTAACAGCCTTAAGTAATGCGTTATATGCATACTGTGCATCTACCGGAATAATTAATGGTTGATTGTCAAATCTTTGATCAGAACTCTCTAAACTAACGTTACCATATAAATCCATAACCTCACCTTGCTCATTAGCTTCAAGGTTAGTTGTAGCTATATAGCCTCTTAGGAAAGTAGATAAAGAATTAAAACCACCAGACAATGATGCATCTTTACCATATTGAGTAGTTGTTCTAATTCCTGTAGAATCTTCAAACTCATCCATTGTAAATTGCTCTTCATCAACTTGTGTTCCAATAGTATTTAATTGTGCTACAACAGCTTTAGTTATTTCTTCTGGATAAATGTTAAATGCATCCTGGATAGACTCTAACTCTGCAAGTTGTTCTTCTGTTAATGATTCATTAGAAGGATTTCTAGGATTGTATAAGTTTTGGAAGTCTTCAATTAATGTATCTAATACTTCTTTAGGATTATACTCACCTTCTATTTGTCTTACTCTAGATAAGAACATTGCAGCCATGCTTCCTATCATAGGGTTTGCTATATCACTATTTAGATATAGTACTCCAGTTCTTACTCTACCTGTTGCATCCTGAACCTGCTCACTACTATATGGTAATAATGCATTAGCTACTATAGGGCCAGCATTCAGAGCTGCAGTAAATTCATTTTTAGCTACTTGTGCTTGTTGGTATTTCCCAGAATCAATGTTCTTAAATAAGATTTGAAGCTCGTCTTGTGCAACATTATTGAATAAAGATTTAATCCATTCAATAAATCTAGTGAACAAAGACTTAACTTCAGCATCCACATTAGTGCTCTTTGGGTCCATCTTAAACTTCTCAAACTCATCTGCAAGGTACTCTTCATAATATTCATTTTGTAATTCCTTCTCAGTCATATTAGTATATGTACTAGCTGAGTTTCTGAATATTTCTAATTCTTTTTTAAAGCTTTTACCTTCTGCTCTAAGCTTAGCTCTAACTTCTTTTCTAGCTATAGAACGGTATTTTACTATCTCTTCTTGAGTAAGTAACATTCTAAATACACCATGGAAAGCCTCATGATATTTAAATGGTGAAACGGCACTTGTAAAAATAGTTCCCTCAACACCATTACCTATGTGACTCATGTTTAACATAAAGGCACCCACACGCTGGTTAGTACTTTGGAAGTTATCTTGTAGGTTTTGCAAACTTTCAACAGAAATATAATCAGGTAAATTAACTCTTGCCCAATCAATAAATGTATCAATGTCTTCAACTTCTTGTGGAGTTCTACTTGATTCTAATATTTTATTAGCAATCCTTGCTAAGTCTTTGTAATTCTTAAGCAGTCTTTGATATTCTTTACTTGCTTTTAATGTTTTAGCATGTTGTTTAAAAGGAACACCCTCAAGTAATTCTTCTTTATATAGATCTAATTCATCTTTAGCTCTTTGTAAAGGGCTCTCTACAACTTCTGTTGCTTCTGCCAAACTATTTCTACCTCCTTGATTTAAAACTAATAGCTCTATCTTAGACTCTAAAGCTTTAAACACAGCTTGCTCTCTAGTATTTAAATCTATACCTCTTAGTAGTTTGTTAACTACAGGTTGTAAAAATTCATTATTAACACTTTCAAAATCTTCAGATACTAATTCTTCAAACTCCTCATCTGTTAACCCTTCTAAACCTGCATCTCCTAATTCTTCATTAGTAGGATTTGGTTGAGGTTTAACATCTTCTGGTTTTGTAGGATTAATAAATGCAATTTGTTTTGAAGCTTCTATAGCTACTGCATCAGCAGTTACTCTTAATTTTTGTTGTTCAATAACATTAGGTAAAACAGAAGTGCTGGTTTTTGCTAGTATTTCTTCTACTGGTGCACCATCTGCAAATGATTGTCTTAAATTACCTGCTGAAATTTTTACTGCTTCTCCTTTTACCGCTTCATCATTATTAAAGTCATTAATAAGAGACTGAATCTTTTGATCTGAAGATAACTCTTTATCTCTTACTTTATCTTTATCTAACTCAACTCTAGCAATCTCTTCAATATTATCTTTGCCTAATTTCTTTTTTAGTACAAACTGTGGTTTACCATAAGGGCTTACCTCTAAGTCAATAATATAACCTGGCTTATTACTTATAAATAATCTATTGCCTAAGTCTTCATTCCATTTATCATTAAATAAAACATCTTCTCCTTTAGCATTATCTTTTAAAGTTAATTGAGCTCTCTCAATAACCTCATTATATAATTCACTTATCTCAAGAGTAGTAAGTCTATTAGATTTAACATTTACAGGTGCATAAGTACCATTAGGTAGTTTGATAATTACATAATATCTATCAGTACCATTTAACATTTGATTGTATAACCCTTGCTCTAAAAGGCCCTGTTTTACATCTGCTCTTAATCTAGCTTGTGCATCACCTTCTAAATTAGTTACAGTTTGAACAGTTCTTTTTCCAGTGTTCTCATCATACTTCATATCATATATAAGAACACCACCATTTAAATCTGAGTCAGTAAACATTAAATCATTTACACTTCTTGCTGCTTGTGCTCCTTTTGGATAAGCTACTCTACCACCTTGTACTTTAAGTCCAAACTTACCAAAGCCTTTTTCAAATACATATGGCTCACTTTCAACTGTCAAGTTTAATGAGTCTAATTCATTTACTATTAAAGCATTTAATGCAAAGTTATTATGAACTAGATCTAACAGCTCTTTATTAGACATGTTTTGTACACCGCCTGGATATATAGTATTAAGCATTTGCTCTTCAGTCATACTACGTGGATCTACAGGGTTACCCTGCATGTCTTCCATTACAACATACTGATTATTTAAGAATGCAAAGAAACCTCCTGGATTAGTGTTAGGAGCTAGATTAGCTTTTGTTAATGCTTGATATATTTTTTCTTGTGCAGCTGGATCTTTAACTCTTATCCCTATTTGATACTTACTTGTTGCAAGTCTTATAAGTGGGTTAGGTGACAAATATGTTTGACCATCTTTACCTACTATACTAAATTGTCTAGTACTTACTTCTCCACTATTCTCAGGTACAGTGATAACGTACTCTAAGTTTGCTAAATCATCTTTTGATAATGCTGATATAATAACATTGTATCTTGCTTCTGCAGTTCCATTTGATCCAGAACCTTCTCCTTCATTAACTGCTTTATATGGTGTTATAGGTTCATTAACATCTATCCTTGCTACATTAGCATTTAATCTTGTAGTGTCTAATTTTTGTGGAGCATATACACCTTTAAACTCTCCTTCTTTTAAAGTAATAGTATTGCTCTTTAATTCTTTTTTGTTTGGTGTATTTAATGCAGCTGGTATAACTTTTAAATATCCTCTTGCTGCCTCACCAGGATTGCTTAAAATGATATATGGTTCATTGTCTTTATAAACTATCATCCCTTGACTCAAACCTTCTACATTATCAAAAGGAAAAACTGTTGTGTCTGGTGCAGTAGCTTCTATAATCTTAAATGCATCTTTAGCAGCACCTAATGTTCTAAAAGATCCAAAACTGTGAGTCTTGTTTTTTGCTGTTAAAAAGTCTAACAACTGTTTAGAAAGATTATTTCCTTGCAAGTCAGTAACCTTATAATATGTAACTGCTTCTCCTGTATTTATATCTACTGTATCAATTTGAATAATAGCAGCTGTTGATCCTTTTAATTTTACTTTTTTCTTTTGGTCACCTAATACTGCAGATCCTTCATCACCTACTACATCTGGCTGTATAAATATATCAGCTAGCGTAAGATTTAATTGATCTAATACTCTTTTTACATCAGGACTTTCTATTGTTTCTCTGCTTTGTGACCATTCTTGAAATCCATTTTCTGATAGTATTTGCTCCCTACTTAAAGGGCTTACATACTCTGGTTGTTGAGTATCAGGATTATTGGTCATTCCACCAGCAGCCCAGATTTTTTTAACTGCATTAAAACCATTTTGCAAATTAATTCCTTCTTCTGTATTTCTCCATTTCTCAAAAGATAATACTGGGTCACCCATTATAGCAGCACTTGCAGCATACTTTCTATATTTTCTTTCTAGTAAAGCATTAAGCATTGGAGTATTATTAGTCTGTGGTAATTCCACTTCTATACCCATATTATTAAGAGTATCTTCTACATCTGCTGCTGCTTC